TAGATTCTAGATAAAATACTTTAATAAATATGAATAAAAAAGAAGAAAGAGCAAAGTTGCTCAGAGATTCCATTGGTAAAATGGCTCGTTCAAAAGAAGCTGTTGTTGAAGCTAATGCTATACCTGAACCTACTCATAATATGGTAGGTGGGGGTATAGGCTATAAGCTTGAAGATAAGCTTCACCTCCTTACTATCTTGAATACTTATATGCTTCAAGATACATATTATAAGAGTGCTACAGAATTCTTAGCTGAATTCAGTGAACTTATTTCTAAGATTGCTCTGTCTGACCCCGAGTTTGTAGCTAAGGCTATTGTATATTCCCGTTGTCACGCATCAGGTCTTAGAACTATTAATCAAGTAGCTTCTGTACTTGCTTTACCATTCCTCTCAGGAACTAGTTATGCCAAGCTTCTTTACAGCTCTTTTGACAAGAAGAATAAGAAGGGCGGTATGATTTATCGCCCTGATGATATGAAGGCTATCCTAGATACTTACAAGACTTTAGGTGGTAAAGGTGTTATGCCTAATTCAATGAAGAAGGCATTTAGGAAAGCTATTGAAGGATTAGACACATATTCCCTTCTCAAGTATAAGAAGGATATTATTGATGTGGCTAATCTCGTACACCCCAACCCAAATAATTCCAATGCAACTGTAGAAGTAGATGGTGAGAAGATTCCCACCATTACAGCTATTATGCGTGGGGCTAAGGTTAGTGCTGATACTTGGGAAGTTGGACTTTCTGATGTTGGTCAGGTTGTTAAGGAATTTAAACTCAGTGATGAGGAAAAAGCTGAAGCCCTTAAGCAAGGTAAAAATGCAGTATTTTCTGATTTGCTGAAAGAGAATAAGCTTGGTTATCTTGCAGCTATTAGAAACATTAATAATATTGTTAATAATGATTCTGATGGTGAAACAACCAAGATGTTAGCTAATCTAATTAGTGATTCTACAATGATTAGAAAGGCTAAGATTATGCCACAACAGCTTGCTAATGCTTATCTATATGGTGGTAACAATACTCTCATTAAGGAAGCACTTAATAAGGCTATAGAAGGTGCTATGGCTAACTTTAAGGAAGCTATTACAGGTAACGTGGCTGTAGTTCTTGATGTATCAGGTTCTATGGGTGGCGTTAGAAAAGAAGCAGCTTTTATAACTGCTATTCTGTATCAAGCTTTAGGTACTTCTGACCTTTATACTTTTACTCATTATGCAGATATGGTTAAACCACTGTATTATGATTTCGAGATGCTCTATAGAACCATTTTAGGCTACTTTACAGGAGGTGGTACAAACCTTCAATCAGTACTAGATATGATTAGAAAGAGCGGTAAGAAGTACGATAGAATTATTATTATTAGTGATAACGAAGCCAACCGAGGTCATTGTGTTGATTCTTATAAGAAGTTAATTTCACAAATTAACTCACCTAAGATTTACTCAATCGACCTTGCAGGTTATGGTGAAACATCACTCCCTATACAAGGAAAGATTCGTCTCTATTTTGGTAAGACATTTACAGTGTTTGATGATATGATTAGAGATGAATTTAATCCTACATCTCATATTGAAGAGGTTAGCAAAATTCAATTCTAATTATGCAAGAAGTTTTTGAAGTTATTAGTATTACAAGGGAAGATTTAGAGTATTTAGGAATTAAAAATTTTGAACAACTATCTGACACTACAATGCAAAACATAGCATTTGCTATGGCTGATTTATACCTAAACAATGGGTATACTGAGGGCTTGCAGTTAGCATTAGATAAGTATTCAGATTACATTGAAAGATAATATGAAGATTTTAGTTATTGTGTTATGTGCATATCTTATTAGTAAGATGGTATTTGGATGGATAGGTTTTAATGCTTTTAGAAAATGGAATGATGAATAAGCTAATCCAGACTTATACGCTGTGTGCCATAATAGCGTTAATTGTGTTGTTTTGTGGGTAGGAGTATCGGTATTAACTGGTATTTCTACCCACTTTTATAATATTCTAAGAGTAGTGTAATAACACTTTTCTTATCAATATGAAACCTGAAAAGAAAATAAAAAAGTTTAAGGATTATGAATCTTACGATGATGACTATTTCCCAAAGAAGGAAAAGTTCAAGCGTAAGAGGATTAACTATAAAAAGGATTTTGAGTAATGCCTCCTATTCGAATCGAAACAGGCTCACCTAACGATATATCTACTATTGAAAGGTTAGATAAAGGTATTTACCTCTTCCACTCTACAGTACCTAGTTTCTGGGTTAGGTCTAACATTAAGAATCCTAGATTTAAGGATGCTAGAATTCACGAGTATGAAATGTTAAACCCTAGTACACTCAACATTATTAGTAGAGGATGCGAACTAGAAACTAAGACAAAGCATTTCAAAGTAGATGATATTATATCAATACAAGGTTATCCTTACTACATATTAATATCCCCCAGTTTCAGAAGTAGTGGTGACATTGAAAAGGATGTCACTAAGATTATAGAAACTCGAAAGAAATATGAAGATTATATACAACAACATTATCCCATTCAGAGGATTCATAGCAATTAATCTTTTTGGGGTATTATTTGCAAGAGAGAAACTAAATGCTGTTACAATCAACCACGAAAAGATTCACACAGCACAGATGAAAGAATTAGGTTATATCCTATTCTACATCCTTTACTTGGCTGAATTTATCATTGGTATATTCAGATTTGGCGAGAATTATGAAGCCTATATGAATATCTCATTTGAGAAGGAAGCCTACAAACATCAGTACGATTTAAATTATTTAGAAACGCGTAAACACTATTCACAATGGCGCAGAGATGGACAACGGAAGAAGAACAGCTGATTCTTAAGTATGTAAGACTTAATCCTGGTAACCTCCAGGATGCATTTAACAAGGCAGCTGAAGAAACTGGAAGAACCCCTAGAGGAGTACAAGCACGTTACTATATGAAGCTCAAGAAGTCCGAGGTAGCATTTGCTTTACTCTCTTCTGAAGGTGTTACCATTAACAATAAGTCTGGTAACAATCAGAAACCTTCCAAGCTATGGAATTTAATTATTAGGGGCTTGACAAAGCTCTTTAAGTGTAATTCTAATGACTAGAGACGAGTTAAAGAAACTCATCAATAGAGAAATTAAGAACGACACCAAGTCCTATATCCTTAATCTGGCAACAGGTTATGGTAAATCAGCTCTTTCCCTACATATAGTAAATAAGGTTAAGATTCGACAACCTAACATTCTACTACTTGTAGCGGAAAGAGCGCACAAGGACAACTGGAAAGTTGAGATGGATAAGTTCTTAAAGAGAAAGGCTAAAGTTAGGATAGAATGCTATCAATCTTTGTCTAAGTTAAAAGGTATGAAGTTTGACTTTGTTATTGCAGACGAAGCTCATCACCTTAACACTAAGGCGAGATTAGATTATTTTAGCCTTATCTCTTTCTCTTACTCTGTCTTTCTATCAGCGACCTACAAGGTTAATTTCAAAAACTATCTGATGGAAAGGTATGGTTCTGTAGATTTTTCAGTAGATTTGCAGACAGCAATTGATAACAATACTCTACCTACTCCAAGGATATTAGTCCTTAAATCTCAAATTCCTACAACAGAAAGGGTATATGAGATTAGGATAGGTAGAGCAAATAACCCCCAAGTTATTTATTGTGAATTCCCTGAGTATAGGAAAAAGAAAATAACTTTTCCATATGCTACCATTATAGCTAAAGCAACATTTAGAGAGTGTTGTAACTATTATGCAGGACTTAGGGAATATTACAGTAAAGAATTAGTGGAATGTTTCAACAAAGCTACAAAGGATAAATATTTAAATGTAGTACTGAAAGAGAAGAGATTTCTTGGGAGTAATAAAACCGCCATACTACAAAGTTATGCGGAGAACTTTAGAAAGAAGAATAAGAGGTTCTTAATCTTTGCTACTTCTATAGAACAAGCTCAATCTATTGGTAATGCATTAACCTCCAAGACAAAGAAGCCTAAACAAGTAATTGAGGATTTTAATTCATTTAAAACTAATGAGTTGATTACAGTCAATATGCTTCAGGAAGGTCAAAATCTTGTTAATACGGAGGTTGGATTTATTGCTCAGGTTGATTCATCTGATAGGTCTATTATACAGAAGGTAGGTAGGCTTCTTAGACATCCTAAACCTACAGTAGTAATACACTATTTTGAAGGGACTATTGAAGAAACATACACGTTAAATGCTATCAATGATAATTTCAGTTCAGACTATGTAGAATTTAAAGAATTAAAACTAGTATGAGTATACTAGAAACACTAAAATCAGTATTACCTAATCACAATATCTCTTTGAAAGAGTTTTTCTATTTAGGTACACTATTTTACCCAGCATCAGAAGAAGAAAAGGCTCGTATCTTAACCAAGCATAACATCCCCAAAAGGGGTGATGAGCCTAGGGTATTCCCAATACATACTAAAAAGTTTATGTCTATCATTAGTGAAGCTGAAGTTTTGGATAGTTCAGATTTGAAGAAACTTGCTGCAGAACTGAAGGAGATTTACCCTAAGGGAAAGAAACCTAATACTTCTTATTATTGGGCAGAAGGTGGAGCCTTAATTGAAGCTCGTCTAAAACTATTCTTTAGAAAGTTTGGTTATTATGACCCAGAAGAGATTATTGATGCTACCAGAAGATATGTAGATTCATTCAATGGTGATTACGCTTATATGCGCACATTGAAGTACTTCATATTTAAAGACGTTAAGGGTGATGAGGGAGTTGAAAAATCCTCTGACTTACTCAATTTTATAGAAAACAAAAACGAAATAACCCAAGATAATTGGGATAATGTAGAATTATGCTAAACAAGAATTTCAACAAAATTTTCAAGCTCCACTTCGTAGATAAAAAGTATATCGTAAATAAGGAAGCTAGAACGGTAGTTTGTATTATTAAGGTTCGACTTCGAAGAATGGACCGTAATAGATGGTATGATGCCTGCCTTCACGAATTCTTCAATAGTGAATATGATGAATTTGCATTTGTAGGTGTAGCTAAGTGTCATAAGGATGATACCTTCGATGAACAGAAGGGTAAGTATATTGCTGAATCTAAGGCTAAGTGTAAGATGTACTCTAATGTAGAAACACTACTAAAGAAGTCATTTGATAAGCTTAGAAGTCTTACTGATGATGTTGTAGCTCATATCAATCTTTATAATGCTTATAAGGATAGAGAGCTTGCACATATTGATGATGTAGCTCACCGATAATGGCAAAATCCTTAATAGATAGAACCTTAGACCAACTTAGAAAGAGAAGGAAAGCTATTTCCGAAGGGAAAATCAACTCTCTTTCAAGTCCGTTTTATAGGTATAAAGACTATCTTACAGGGGTTGAACAAGATACTTATTATATTGTAACAGGGTATAGTGGTGGTGGTAAATCACAGTTCAGTTACTTTTTCTTTGTGTTTGAGCCTATTTTGTATTTGTATTATAATAGAGCCAAATATCCAAATTTGAAGTACACTATATTCTGTATGCCTTTGGAAGAAACTCCAGAGAGAATTACTCAAAGATTTATTAGTTACTTGCTGTTTAAACAATATAATGGTAAGTACCTGATTTCTCCTAAGAACCTTAGAAGTTCTGACAATGACAATCCAGCACCACAAGAAATTATGGATGTGATTGACACTGTCGAATTTCGCTCTATTCTCGACTTCTTTGAGAGTTGTATCAACTTCGTAGTAGATGTAACACCTAATCAATTCTATGAAAAGGTGAAAGCTTATTGCGAATCAGTTGGTACTACTCATTATAAAGAAGTTAAAGTAACCAATGAGTTAGGGGAGGAAGAAGTTGTACAAGAGTTTAACTATTATGTTCCTGAAAACGACCAAGAGTATATTATTGCTTTGGTGGACCATATTAGTTTATTACCATATAGAGGTACTCTAAAAGAAGCTATAGATGCTTTTTCTACTAATATGGTGAAACTCAGAAATAGGTATCACGTATCTCCTGTTATTATTCAACAGCAAAGTGCTTCAAATGAGTCTTTAGATGCTTTCAAACAAGAAAGGTCTAAGCCAGAAAGAGCTAACCTTGCTGATTCGAAATACACAGGTAGAGATGCTAATATCATTATTTCAGTGTATAACCCATTCGGTCACAACCTAAAGAGTTATGCAGGTTATGATTTAACTGTACTTAAAAGTGCAGCCCGATTCATTGAGTTACTTAAGAATAGAGATGGTCCTGAGAATTTAACAGTAGGTTTACTGTTCAATGGTGCGTGCGCTCATTTCAAAGAGTTAGCTAAACCAACAGAAGCTGTAAGATTAGCCGAAGATACCAATAAGGCTAAGGAATATGAGGAAAGAAGCCGTAACCTCATTTATATTAAAGAAGAAAAAGAAGGTTCTATAAACGATTTATTTTAATGGCAACCGTTGTTATATTAATGGGTAAAACAGGTACTGGTAAAAGTAGAGCAATCAGTACATTAAACCCAGAAGAGACATTTATAGTTAATGTCTGTAAGAAGCCTCTACCATTCAAGGGTTCTAGAGCTAAGTACTCTCTAGAGAAAAAGAACTTCCTTGAAGCAAGTGAAAAGACAGGTGTAAAGGATAATGATGGTAATATTACATTGTCTGCAGATGTAGTATTGCAAGTACTTAATAGAGTTAATGAGGCTTATCCCCACATTAAAACTATTGTGATTGATGATGCAATGTACCTACTAAAGTATAAGTACATTGACCTCTCTAGAAGTGGTGGGTTTCAAAAGTTTATAGAATTTACTATTGAATTTAAGAGACTACTACTTAAGTGTCAGAATCTTAGAGATGATATTATAATCTATTTGAATCTACACCCAGCTAGAGTTGAATCTGATGGTAGAACTGTTACCTATGAGGCTTCAGTGCCAGGTAAGATGATTAATACCACCATCGACCCATTGGAGAATACTACTATTGTACTCTTCTCTGAGCCTAAGTTTGATATTAATGGTAAGCCTGAGTATGGCTTCTATACTCAATCTACTATGTTAGATGGAGTTATTATCCCTGCAAAATCACCCGAAGGTATGTTTGATAGTGAGTTTATCCCTAATGATTTAGCAGCTATCAACAAATCTATAAATGACTATTTACAAAACGAAAACGACAATGAATGAAGTAAAGCTAACTAAGACAGAGATTACTGTAATCAAGGGGATTAACAGTAGTCTTAACCCTCTTCGTAAGAAGGTAGCTCGAATTGATGAGAAGATTAAGGAACTTCAAGAAGAACGTGATGGTTATCTTGAGCAGATTAATGCTATTGAAGAACCAATCCGTAGAACAACAGGTGGTCTTTCGCCACAGGAGTTCCTTGATAGTCTTGAAATGACTGAGACTGTAGAAGCTGTTGCAGAGAATGCTGTTTCTACAGAAGTACTAGATGAAGTTGAATTTTAATTTATAACGTTATATTATGGTTTTAGGAGAAATTAATGAAGTAAAAGAAGGCTCATTTAAGCTTTATTGGGGTGTAGCCCCTGTTACTGTACTTGCAGTAAACCCAACCAAGGCTGAACTTGGTAAGATTTTTGGTAAGGAACCTGAAAAGGAACCTGTTTATTACTCTCAGGTTGAGGTAGAGGAAAATGGTCAGAAGAAGAAGAAGGACCGTAGCCGTATTGAGTTCATTGTTCGTAATGAAGAACTCAATCTTACCTCTCGTATGTCTTTCTTCCTCGAAGATAGCTACCTTACTACTCGTGAAGGTAAGTATGGTGTTATTGATAATTTCGGTAATACCGCTTGGGTAACTCCAGAAGAATACAAGGCTAAGGCTATCCCTCTTTCTAAGGAAGGTAACCCTCTTCGTATTGCGAACGATTATCGCCTTGAAAAGAGGGGTGAATCAGAACTTATCCTCTTTATCCGTAACCTTCTTGGTATTAGAAATTCTCACACTTATGTAAATAAGCAGTGGGTTCTTGAAGCTGACCCTTCAAAGTACTTCTGTTATTTTGAAAAGATTGAGGATATTCTCAAGGGTAAGGTAGATGAAATTCGTAAGATTATCGCTATTGCTCAGGGTAAGAAGGTAAAGGTTCTTCTTGGTGTTAGATTTGATGAAGGTCGTACCTTCCAGACTGTCTACGAACGATTCACCGCTAAGGTTAGTATGAATCCTGTAGAGAAAAAGGTTGGTGATAAGACTGTCTATATCTACGATAAGTTTGAAGACCATATTACTCGTCGTCAGAGTTCTGGTGCATTAGGTAACTTCCTCTTCTCATTTGAGGATGCTTCTGAGTATAAGGCTGAACCTACAAAGTTCACCAACTCCTCAAGTACTACCACTAGCACTCCTGCACCTACAGCACCAACTATTAATGCAGACGACCTGCCTTTCTAAATGATTATCGGAGAAGTTCATACATTAGCAGACCCTAAAGAAAGGGAAAAGATTTTAAGTATTTATGATGAAGAATCTATACTGAAATCCTATATAGATATAGATAGTGTCCCCTGTCTTATCCATTCACCTTTACGGGAAGATTCTAAGCCCTCTTTCTCTTTCTTTTACTTAAGGGGAGATTTGATATATAAGGATTTTTCTACAGGGGAGTCTGGTAATGTATGGACTTTTCTAACTAAATACACAAAGAAATCTCTTCCAGAGTTGTATAAGGATATACTAGAAAAGAAACCTAGGAAAGCTGAAATCAAAACTTTAGTCAAGCCTACTATAGAAGTAGAAGCTAGACCTTTCAATAGTGATGATTTGGCTTATTGGGATTCTTATGGTATATCTGAATCAACTCTAAAGAAGGGGAATGTTCACGCAATAAGAAATATAATACTAAATAGAGAAGGGAATAGAGCTACTTATCCTGCTGAAAAACTTGCCTATGTCTATGTAGAATTTATAGACAACAAACAAGTATTAAAGGTTTATCAACCTCAAGGCAAGATGAAATGGTTAAGCAATTTTACTCACGAAATTATAGACTTGTATAGTATATTACCAGAAAGTGGAGACAATCTTATTATTACATCATCAAGAAAAGATGCTCTCACTTTAATGGAGAATTGTGATATACCAGCTATATGTTTTAACTCTGAAACAACTCTACCTAATTACAATATAATGGTAGAGCTGAATAACAGATTTAAAAATGTATATGTCCTATATGACAATGACTATGATAAGTCTGTAAATATAGGTGAGCTATCAGCTAATCTTCTAATTAGCAGGTATCCTTGGTTGAAAAGGCTTACCATACCAACAGAATATGAAGCAAAAGACCCTTCAGATTTAGTATTAAAATACAACAGAAATACTTTAACAACTTTAATCAAAAAACAATTATGACTATTAAGTTTAAGCACGACTCAGCTATCAAGATGATGGAAGTATCAGGTGATTTCAACACTTTCGCAGACTTCCAGTCAGCAGTACAGGACCTTGGTTATCAGACAGAGAACTTTACTCTGTATGAACCTAATTCAGGTACTTACTATGAAGCAAACGATTCTATCCCCAACAGTGAAAACCTTAAGATTTTTATGACACTCAAGTCCAAGAAGGTTAATTCTGGTACATTTACTCGTCCTGAGTGCTATGCTAAGATTAATGAATATAGTCTTCGTGAAGCTATCCGTACTCGTTATGGTAAGCCTTATTCTTCTGTTTCTACTGTAGAGCTTAACAACTTCCTTCAGGAATATCTTACAGCTCCTACTGCAGTAGAAGCTCCTTGTTCTGGTAACTGCTCTGCATTTGAAGCAGAAGTTCTCAATCGCCTTTCTCGCATTGAAGAAAAGGTAAATGCTATTGCAGAAAACTCAGAATTCCTGCAGTTCCAGCGTACTGAAAATATTTAGTATTGAGTATAATTAATTAAAATTAGGCACCACTCTTAAGAATAATCTTTTGGGTGGTGCCTTTTTTCTACAATATGGATATAAAAGCAATATTACGAGATAAACTTATAGCTAGGTATGGAGAAGAGAATGTAGGAGACTTCCATATTATGGGTACAGAAGTTACATATCTAGGAGTTTATTTTGACCAGCTTACCATTACAAGAAGTCGTGGAGGTGAAACACACGATATTAGAGGTATATGCTTTGGCTTCGTACTAGAAAGTAATTTTATTAGCGTAGTATGTGCTAGACATCTCTATACTAGTAGTGAACTTAGAGAAGGATATGTTCATTCACACGCACCTACATTAGGTAATGTTTACTATAAACATTTCTGCTTAGGCACTTCTCCTTACAGAGTAATAGCTCAAAACATACAAGACATTGTTAATGGCGATACTGTTGTAACTCTAGGAGAAGGAGAAACATTAGAATCTGTAGTTACAGATAATATAGAATCATTAGTAGTAGCCTTTGACCAAATGATTCGTACAGAATCTTATGATGGAGGTCCCTACATATCAATTAATAAACTTTCTCGTAGAGAAACTTCTCAATCATCCTACCTAAACAGGATGAACATATATATAGACAATCTTAAATTTCCTGGCGATAGTCCAATGGCTTCTAGTATTAGTTTAGAAGAAGATAAGCTAATAAAAGAAGCTCCAGAAGAAAGTCTAACAGACCCTATATCCTTCTTAAAGTATTTAGAAGCTGGTGGTATTTTTGGTACTACTGTTCCAAAAGATTACTTATATAGATTCGGGGAATTCGGTCCTGAATGTAGACAAACAAGTTCAGGAGGTAGTATAGAGAATATAAGATACACAAAGGATTTCATATTTAAAGATGAAGTCAAGGCTGTAAAAATCCTTGATATGGTAACAGATAATGATAATGGTGATTGGGTTGAATCTAATTTAAATTCCAGAGTACTAATGGAATTCTACACACTAGCATTATTAAACAAAAAGATTAACGAAAAAAATGAACACAAACTTTAAACCAAAGCTATATATAGACCATATTGTAGAATCTAAGATTAGATACCTTGCTAATAAGTATCCTTCTAATGAATGGTCAGGTATTCTATTTGTAGAATATAACGGTAATTTTGATGATGAATCTCTTTCTATTACAGCAAAGGATTTGTATGTAATGGATATTGGTAGCTCAGGCTTTACTACATTTGATAGTAGAAATGCTGAGTACTTTAGCTATGCTGTTAAGAATAACCTTGATGAGACTTGTGACTTTGGTCTTATTCATTCTCATCATAATATGAAGGCTTTCTTCTCGGGTACAGACTCTGCAGAACTTAATGCTACAGGTAAAACCAGAGATGTATATGTATCTCTTATTGTTAATAACGAAGGTGCGTATGTAGCTAAGATTACTCGTAGAGTACAGAAGAAAGCTAATGTGGAATGGCAGGTATCTTATAGTGATTTATCAGGTAATAGAACTATTACAAAGTCTGAGGAAGTAAACAATATTGAGCTTGAAGTTTATGATTGTGAGATTGTAAATGAAGCTTATAATAATGTTGTAGAAGTTTTAGAAGAGCAGATTAAGAAGGCATCTAAGTCTGGTACTAGAGAAACCCAACTCACAAAAGCTTACCCTCAAAGTGGAATAACTTTCCAAACTAAGATTACTCCTACAGTCAATAGGACTACACCTAAGAGTACTTATGTACCTAAGCCATCAACCTTCAAGGTATCTGAAGTACTACCTTTTGAAGAGGAAGCTGATGATATTTTCAAATATATGGATGAAGGGAATACTAAGGTGGTAGATTCTATTGAAGATGATGCAATGGTCATTCTAGATGAGATTGCAACTAATGTACTACTAGATGTTTTAGATACAGAGTATGATGATTTAGATGAAGCAGCTCTCAATCTACCTCCTTATATGAAATTCTCTGACAAGCTTAATGTTAAAAATATGACTGATAAGCTTAACAAGAGTATCGATACCTTCTATGATGAAGAGTATTGCAAACAATATGGAGTAGATAGAGAAGATGTTGTAGCTATTATTGGAGAAATAGCAGAAAGCTTTATTAAATCTCCAGCAACTAATTTTGCAGTTTTCAGACTTATTAAATTTATTACAAATGGAATACTTAACGGAGGAAACTTTACACGAATCTAGAATTAGATTTTCAGGCGCACCTTGGTTTGATTTAGCTAGTAACAGAACAATTAATATTTATGGTTCAGGGGGTATTGGTAGCCACGCTAGTCTAGGTATTTCTAAGATGTTTCAATCTTCCACATTCAGAATCTTTGATTTTGATAATGTATCTCTTTCTAATCTTGGTGGGCAGTTGTTCTCACCAGACCAGTTAGGTATGAGAAAGGTTGATGCTGTTAGAGATAATTTACAAGGCTTTAGTTTGGATAATACTAATGCTTACGTAACTTATGGTGAAGATGCTTTTGACTCTTCAGATATTACTCTTACAGCCCTTGATAGTATGAGAGCTAGAAAGAGTATATTTGAGAATGTTAGAAAGAAGAATAGAGGTACTAATCATTTATTTATAGATGCTAGAATGTCTGCAGATACCATACAGATTATAGCATTTAGATTTGATGAAGCTGCTAAGATTAGAAAATACAAGAAGGAGTATCTATTTGATGACTCAGAAGCTACTAACGTTGTTTGTAGTTATAAGCAAACCTTCTTTATGGGTCAGATGCTTTCTGGTTATATCTGTGCTATTATTGCTAATTACCTTACGCATCTTTCAGAGGATTTGTTTCCTCAAGAGGTTCCATTCTTCACCGAATTCTCTTCACCCTTAATGACATATACAAGTGTTAAGATATAAGTTAAAGCAACCTATATTCTACGACTTTGAAAAGAATAACTTTCAAATATATGAATGTAAACGTACCTTCAAAGAAGTAGAATTAAAAACCCCTGCTTTATTCGGATATATTTATGGGTTGATGGATATAGTTAAGTATAAAGGTGTTTGCTATAATTTGACTTATATATCAGATAGAGAAAATACTCTTGGCTACATCTTCATAAATGGTAATTTAGCTATAGTTCACACACCTAATCTTATTCGAAAAAGCAAGGCTGTTGTAGAGCATAATAAAAATTATAGTACATTTGTAGACTATTTCATCAAGAACTTGCTCAAGTATAAGTATTCTTATGGTGAGCCAGAAATAATGGAAGTAGATACGTTGAAGAAAACTGCAATTTTAATTAATGTTCCTGTGATATGGGAGAAAACAAAAAGATTAAAAACGCGGAGACCTCAACCTACAACAACATCAAATTCCGTTCAAAGTTAGAGGAAAGAGTTTACAGATATTTGACAGATAGGTTGAATGTTAGTATAGATTATGAGAAGCATACTTATGATATTATACCAGCATTCATTCCTACTGTCTTTTTTTACTCCCCTTTTGTTAAGTCTGTGGATAAGGTACGAAAGATTACCTATACCCCAGACTTAACATTTGACTATAAAGGATTCTTTGTTATTGTAGAATGCAAAGGTTTCCCCAATGATTCTTATCCACTCAAGAGAAAGCTATTTAGATATAGGTTAGAGCAGGAAGAAGACAGAGATAAGATTTTATTTTTTGAGGTTAAGAGTGTTAGAGATTGTGATAACTTAATAAACATATTGAATGAAAAAACTAAGTGAATTAGCTTGGGATGTACCTGAGAATGTCTATAGGGAAGATAAAGCTTTATCATACTCCAATATATCAAGGTTTGATAGAGAGGGGTTTAATGCTTTAGCAACTCTATTTGATAAAATCTCTTCTCCTTCTCTTACTTTCGGCTCACTTGTTGATACACTACTTACTGAGACGGATGAAGTATTTAAGCAGACTTATGCTGTCGTAAATATACCTTCTGTTACAGACCAAGTACAGAACGTATTAGAAGAGATATTTAGAGTAACTCAGGAAGAAGATTTAAATAAGGTAGATGATGCTATCATTCACAGTTGTTGCAAAAAATGCAACTACTATATAGATGATAAGTGGGCTAATAAGAGAAAGAAAGAAGTACTAGCAGGAGCTGGTTACTATAGAATTATAGCTGTCTATAAGGATAAGAAGGTAATATCTCCAGACCTATATAAGAAGGCTTTAGATTGTAAAAAGGCTCTAACTGGTAATCCTAATACTGCCAAGTATTTCCTACCTGATGTATTTGGAGATTATGAGAATTACTATCAGCTAAAGTTTAAAGGTAGCTACAAGGGTGTTAATCTTAGATGTATGGTAGACTGTTTACACGTAGACCATAAGGCTAAGACTATCACTCCTGTTGATTTAAAGACTACCTCTAAACCTGAATATAATTTCCCACAATCTTTTATTACATATCGTTATGCTATTCAGGCTCAGCTCTATTGGACTTTAATTAGAGCTGTACTTAATAGAGATGAAGAGTATAAGGATTATGAGTTACTAGACTATAAGTTTATTGTTGTAAACAAGGAAACTTTAAACCCTCTTGTTTGGGAGTTTAATCAAACTCAAAGAACAGATGGTTATACTTTAGGTGATGAAACATTTAGAGGTTGGAGAGAAATTGTTGTAGAATTAAATGATTATCTTACTCTAAACAAACATCAACCTGATTGGGTTAAACCCATAAACATTATTGAAGATTTCTTTAAAAAAGAATAGTATGAAAAAGGAAGATATTAAACCTAAACCTTCTTGTGAGGTTTGGCATACTAGTATGGAGATTGCTTCATTAGCAGCCGAGATATTGAATATTATAGATGATACTGAACTTCAAATTATTAAGAGAAGGAGAAAAGCACTCAGAGAAATCCGTGAGAAGGCTAATGCTATAATGGGTAAGACTGATGCTTTAAGAAATATATCTTCTAAAAACGATACCCTATGATGTTTAAAATTATTGTTTCAGTATGCCTGATTTTAATAGCAGGCTATCTGCACGAAATTATGCAATACCTTGATAATATATCGAGGAAATAATTATTAACTAACTTATTAAAGATGACTCCTAGTAAACAAGCTTTATCAGATTATGTCTTCCAAAGTAAGTACTCTCTTTATTTACCACATTTAAAGAGAAAGGAAACTTGGGAAGAGAGTGTAGAAAGAATTAAACAAATGCACCTAACTCAGATTGAGAAGGTAGCACCACAAGCATTGGCAAATGAATGGTTTATGGAGAAATTCAATGAAGCTATTCAGTTCTACAAGGATAAGAAACTTGTAGGTTCGCAACGAAACCTTCAGTTCGGTGGAGAACCAGTCCTTAAGACTAATGCTAAATCGTATAACTGTAGTTACACTCATTTAGATAGACTAAAAGCTTTCAAGGAAACAGCTTGGATGCTTTTATGTGGTTGTGGTGTAGGTTTATCTGTAGAGCAAATGCATATAGATAAGCTGCCTAACCTACTAACAAAGGATAAAATAAATACACTTAGAGAACCTTTCCTTGTAGATGATTCTATTGAAGGTTGGGCTGAAGCTTTTGAAGCTCTAATCTATCATTATTTCTATGAAGATTACCCAATACCTGAATTTGATTTTAGTGCTATTAGACCATCAGGAGCTTTAATTGCTAATAGATTTGTAGCCCCAGGACCTGAAGGTTTGAAGAAGAGTTTACAGCTTATTGATAAGCTACTCACAAAGGCTATAAGTAACAATCAAACAAGACTTACAGCACTTCAATGTACAGATATAATTTCGTTTATTGCTGAATCTGTATTATCAGGTGGTGTAAGACGTTCAGCTTGTATCATTCTCTTTACCCCAGAAGATGAAGAGATGGTAAATTGTAAGACTGGTGATTGGTTTACTGAGAACCCACAAAGAGCTAGATTTAATATGTCTGCAGCTCTTACAAGAGATAAGGTTTCTTATGATACCTTCTCAGGTCTTTTTGAAGCGATGCGGAGGTCAGGTGATCCAGGACTTTATTTTAGGGAGATAGATGGAACAGGATGTAATCCTTGTTGTGAGATTGGATTTTACCCTGTAGATAAGAATGGTGTAACAGGATGGCAAGTATGTAATCTTGTTTCTATTAATGGTTTGGAGTGTACTAATGTTACTGACTTCTATAAGTACTGTGAAGCAGCTTCAACATTAGCTACCGTACAAGCTATTTATAACTCATTCCCATTCTTAGGTGAAGCCACGGAAAACATTATTAAGGATGACCCTCTTATTGGTGTTTCTATTGGTGGTATTATGAATAATCCCCAAGTTTTATTAGATAGAGGAACACTTAGAGCGGGAGCTAATATAGTTAAGAGTCAGAATGAAAAGGTAGCAAGAGTTCTAGGTATTAATCCAGCCAGTAGAACTACTTGCGTTAAACCAGATGGTACCGTTAGTTTATTGTTAGGTATGACTTCTGGTATTCACGGGGCTTATGCTAGAAAGTACCTTAGAAGTGTGGAAGCTAATATAGAGGAGCCAAATCTAAAGGCTTATGAAGAAGCAAACCCACAGGCTGTACAAACTAATATATTTAAACCTACTACAGACAAGAAGATTTTCTTCCCTATAGAAGAAGATAATGAAACTGTACTAAGAGAAAAACTACACGGGATTCATTTATTAGAAGCTGTTAAGTTAGTCCAGCAGAGTTGGGTTAAGGAAGGAGCTAGAGATTATAACCAGCCTGTTCACAACAATGTATCAAATACAGTGGATGTATATGATGGTGAATGGGATGAAGTTAAGAAATGGGTATGGGACAATAAAGATTATGTCTCAGGTATATCATTCTTATCTTCTTATGGTGATATTGATTTACCACAGGCACCTATGTGTAAGGTAAATACAATAGAAGAATTATTGGAATATGGGGAAGGTGCTTTATTTGCATCTGGTCTCATTACTGATATTCTCAAGGTATACAATGACCTTTGGACTGCTTGTGAAGTAGTACAAGGTAGAGGGGAAAAGATATTTATTACCCCTGATATGGTTACTGAGAATATGAAAAAGGAAGGAGTCGGTTATACTCAGGAGGAAATACAGAAGATTATGGCTAACCTAGAACTCAAGCTCTTTGATAGAGTTAAGGGTTTATCACAGAAGCGTGATATTATTCGTAGAATAAATAAGTTTGCCAATAATTATTTTGGTGGGGATGTTTATAAGGCTATAAACGTTCTCAAGAGAGTTAATAACATTCACTACTTTAAGGAACTTCAGCGCACCTACACTCCTATTAATTGGGATAAGGTGGAATTTGAAAAGGAACAATTCAGTAATGCAAATGAATTAGGAGCAATGTCTTGTTCTGGAGGTTCTTGTGAGATAAAATAATCTGGGTGTTATATTGCACCCCTAACATACTATATGATTAAAAAATCAATTTATAAAATGCAGCCATTTAATGGCTCTATATACTTTTATTATGGTGACTTTGAAGACTTCCTAAGAGAAATACACGGAAAGATTGATGAAGTAGAGGAGGCTAGTATCAAGACAAAAGGATTTGAAAATTCTCTTGGTCTAACTACCTATGCTGGTAATAGCAGTTACATATTTATAAGTAGAGAACATAATACCAATCTACATATCCTTTTAGGTTCTATCGTACACGAAATAATGCACGCTATATTTCACACATTAGATTGTGCAGGATATAACTACAATACAGAGGGTCAAGAATTATATTGTTATTATCACAACAGTGTATTAGAATCAGTATTAAATCAGTTAGATTTAATTAATACTCACACTAAATATATTGAAGAAAATAAATGAAGATACAAGTAAAACTGAGGGATAAGGAATTCCCAATTCAGATTATAGATAAGGGTGATTGGATTGACCTTTATGTTACGGAGGATGTAACTATTGAAAAGGAAAAGAGTGAAACATACCCTAAACTAGCTATTCTATCACTTAATGTAGCAATGAAGTTGCCTGAAGGTTATGAAGCTATTGTAGTTCCTCGTAGCTCTACATATAAGAATTTCGGTATCACCTGTGCTAATTCATTTGGTGTTATTGATAATTCCTATTGTGGTAATGAAGATTATTGGGGCTTCCCAGCCCTTGCTTATAGAAAGACTACTATTAAGAAGGGTGATAGAATATGCCAATTTAGAATTCAACTTTCTCAGAAGGCTACTATATGGCAAAGAATAAAGTGGCTATTTGATACTAAGATTGAATTCGAATATACCGATAACCTATCTTCAGAAAGTAGAGGTGGTTTTGGAACAACAGGTAAGAATTAGTTTTGATAAACTATTTTATACTGGTGTACCAATAATTACAGTTAAATCTGATATAGGAGAACTTAATTTGTTAGTAGATTCTGGAGCCTCTCTGAATGTTTTAGATTTACAATTCTTAGATGATGCTGATGCAAAATTTGATTGTGAATGTAAAGGATTTGGAGGGGCTACTAGTCTCTCCGAAATGTATAATCTGGATATAACTTTAGAAGGAAAAGAGGTAACTATACAAACACAATTCGCTGATTTGTCTAATATAAAGAGTTACTTCACAGATTTAACTATACACGGTATATTAGGTTCAAGGTTCTTAGTTAGCAATAATGCTATAATAGATTACAATGATATGGTTCTTATACTATGATTTACTTAGTAACGCAACAAGCAGAATTGTTTGAAACTTCTAACTATAAGATTATAAGTATAGAAGAATCTTTACAAATACTATCTAAAGCTAACCTTCTCCAATATGACTCAGAAACTACAGGTTTAGACCCACATATCTGCCAGCTAAGATTAATTCAGTTCGGTTCTGATAAATATGATTTTCAGATGGTTGTTGATGTGGAGTCTGTACCTGTATTCTATTATAAAGAGATATTAGAAACAAAAACCCTTATAGGACATAACCTAAAGTTTGACCTTAAGTTTTTGTATTCTGTTGGGATTATACCTAGAAAGGTATATGACACTATGATTATGGAGCAACTTCTATATTTAGGTCATAAATATGAAGGAGGTTATTTCTCTTTAAAGAATACTCTATGGAGAAGGTTAAGTGTTTCTATGAGTAAAGAAGTCAGAGAGACTATCACAACAGCAAGATTAAATGACTCTATTATTATATATTCAGCTAATGATGTATTGTATATAGAGAAATTAGCTGCATCTATCAAGAAAGATTTAGAGGATAAAGGTCTATTAACAGCTTGTCAATTTGAATGTGATGCAGTTCCTGTAATGGCTTATTTAGAATGGTGTGGTATTAAGTTGGATGAGAATAAATGGCGAGCTAAGATGGATAATGATTTAATCAGATTAAATAATGCTACCAAAGCATTAAATGAATTTGTAGAATCTAATCCATTGTATGAGAGCTATACAGAAACTCCTAAGTATTATGATTTATTTGAAGAAGTAGATTTCTCACCTAAGTGTAATATCAATTGGAAATCATCTAAACAAGTGATTCCTTTTGTTAAAGGTTTAGGGTTTGAAACTCTTGTTTATGATAGAAAGGCTAGGAGATTAAAGGATAGTGTAGAATCTAAAGTTCTCTCAACACAGAAAGGAATTAATGATGTCTTTCTAAAACTATACCTTGAGTTTAAAGGGGCTGACAAAGTAGTGGATTCTTTCGGTCAAGTATTCATAGATTCTATTAATCCAATTACAGGAAGGTTGCATACTGATTACCACCAATTAGGTACAGCTTCAGGTAGAATGTCTTGTGGTGGTAGTGATAATAGTGATATAGCTTTATATAAGAAATTACCAAAAGGTTCTTGTAAGAATTTAAACCATCAACAGTTACCTAGTGACCACGAAACTCGTTCAAGTTTTGTGTCAGAAAAAGGTAACTTATTTTGCTCTTGTGATTACAGTGCTTAACTAACACTCACATTAATTTGCTAATGCAACATAATCTTTGTAAATTTGTATATATTAATACATTACAAAGATGAAATTTGAAAAAGAAAAAGAAGACTCTATAGTAAAAGACTATTTAGAAGGTCTTAATACAGTAGAAATAGCCAAAAAATGGAATACTTATAACACTAGTATACGTAGAGTTCTATTACGTAAAGGTGTTAAAATCAGAAGTAATAAAGAAGTACTTACTACTCATCCAAACCCTTTTAAAGATAATGATGAGTACTCAGAATATTTCTTAGGTTTACTATTAACAGATGGATATATTTTTAGGAGTAAGATTCATAATTCTCAAAGTGTAACTCTATCATTAAAAGATGAAGAGTTAGTTGAGAAATTTAGAGATTTTGTTTGTCCTAAAAATAAAGTAAGTAAAGTACTTCAAAAGAAGTATGGTACTTATATGTATTCAGCCTCAATTAGAAATTCTGAGATAGTATCTTGGCTAGATTCTAAAGGTAATTTTATTAATAAATCTTATGATTGTGATATATACATACCTATAACCACTCATATATTAAGAGGGATATTTGATGGTGATGGTTATTGGCATAAAACTAATAATGGCAATACTTATAATTGGGGAGTATGTGGAAAATCAAAAAAGTTTTTAATAAAAATACAAGAGTATCTTCAAAGTAATGGCATAAGTTCTACACTTAGAACCTCTAAAAGGGATTTAGGTGATATGTATTACTTAGAAATCTATAAACAAATTGATGTTGCAAAGGTTGCAAATTTAATGTACAAAGATGCTAGTATTTATTTAGAACGTAAATACTTAATTGGGTACCTCTTTGGGGAAACTCTTAGAGAAAAATTGTCGAAATTCAGGGAAAGAGAGAGCAACTCCAATCCTGAGCCAAGCTTTAATAAATCTAACAAATTAATAGATAAAACTAATGGTAGATTTATTTTAGAAGGTGCAGAGACTATAATGACACACCTAAGTTATTTAGATAATAATATGGTGAAGGGATAGTCCACCGTGAGTGCGGTGCTAGAAAGTCGTCTAGGAGCCGATATTTACGATGAAAAAGCTATGTTAAAAGAGTACATAGAAGGCTCTGGAGATATACATAGTTTGGCAGCTAAAGGTTGTTTCCCAGAAGAATTAGCAGGAGTAGAAGTAAAAGATGTTAAGAAGGTTAGACCTGATTTGAGAAAGAAAGCAAAGGCACCTGAGTTTGACTGCAGACTCCTTGCATAGAAATATGTAAGTAAAATCCCAAATAACGGCGAAGGTTAATACTAACACCGTGATGGTACTTTTTAGTACCTTCCTAGAGACTACTAATGGGAATCTAAGTATAATCAGTTGTAAGGTTATATATGATTAAGGAATAGTCCATTTTAAAATGATTATAGATATTATGAAAGATAAGTATTGTGTTCAATGTGGTAGAAAGCATAATAGAGATGGTGATTTGTGTAGAAAACACGAATGGCAATTAATAAAGTTTGGAGAATTTAAGGATAGTAATCCTAGAAATAAATTCGATAAAAATGCTTATACCATAGAAGGAGATGTTGTTAGAGTAGAATTATACTCATATCCTACTTGGGATGTCTCAGGTTACTTCACAGCTAGTTTAGAAGACCTAGAATTAATAAGGAGTTATAAATGGTCCTTAACTTCTACAGGTTATGTTAGAACTTGCATTAATGGTACTTTTGTTACTTTGCACCATTTAATAATGGGTAAAAGATTAGGTGCTAATGTAGACCATATCGATAGAAATCCTCTTAATAATACTAGAGGAAACTTGAGAATAATAAGCCCAGGAAGTAATAATGCAAATAGGAATGCCTACAATAAACTAAATGTTAAAGGTGTAGAGCAACATAAATCAGGTAAATATTCAGCTTACTTTTTTGTAGCTAGAAAGAAGTATTATTCTGGAGTATTTAATACTATAGAAGAAGCTTCATTTGCTAGATATATATTGGAGCAAATGTTTTCACCTGTACCTATAACACCAAGTAATTCTGATTTACATAATACTTTGACAATAGAGCAAAAAGAGAATATAATATCTAAACTTAAAAATCACTACAATAAATAGTGCTTGTCAATTTGGAGGTGGTGCACACGCCATCTCTCAGTCTTTAGCTATACCTGTAGAAGAAGCTCAAGTAATTGAAGATAACTTCTACAATACTTTCTCAGGTCTAAAAGAGTTCAAAATTCAGGGAGGTAAGTTTGTTAGGAAAAATGGCTATATAATTATGTGTCATACTACAGGACATAAAATGTTCTGGCAAGGTTTTGATGAATGGAAAGAAAGAGAAGCTAGATATAAAGAAGATAAATCATTCTGGGATGAATATAGAAAGATAAAGGAATCTAACCCAGAACATCCCTTAGTATTGGAGGTTAAAAGACACTTTGCAGAAGTATCTAAACAAGAAAGATTAGCACTTAATGCTCCTACTCAAGGTAGTGGTGCTATCATTATTAAGGAAGCTGCAACAAGGTTATATAATTGGATTTTAGATAATAATTACTTCAATAAAGTAAAGATTGTTAATATAACTCACGATGAAATTAACACTGAATTTCCTGAAGAGTTAGCTGATTTCTTCCCTGAATTCCTAGCAAACTTAATGAAAGAAAGTGCTGCTAAATTTTACACAAAACTAGAATACCCTGCAGAACCTGCTGTAGGTGACCATTGGATTCACTAATTATGATTATAGACAACTTTGATTTAATTGCTGAATGGTTTAATGGTTTAGAGGATAACAATGATTACTATATTCAAGTAGAGATTATTCAACGGAAGAAGGATGGAGTTGATGTTGGTAATAGTACCAGCAATGACAATAGGTCTATTAAGAAATTCTATCCTACTTCTGTTGAAAGTCTACTTAAATATAAGGATAGGATTATAGATATATGTAGGAGAAATAACGCTCGTGCTTATATCTATCCTGCCTATATATCAAAGAAGCAAGTCTATCATAAGCTTTTGTTAGATTTGACTGCTAAGATAACGTCAGATAATTTTGACAAGCCTGTTGAGAATTTAGCACCAGCTTTATGCTCTAAATGCTTAACTAGTAAATATCTTATATTTGATGTTGATAGTAAAGACCCAGATAAACTGAAAACCGTTAAAGATGCTGTATCTTCTCTTTCTAAGTCGATAACAGTGTTAAATACAGTCAATGGTTTTCATATCCTTTGTAAACCTTTTAACTACACTAAAATAGATTGGGGTTCAGATGTAGAACTAAAAACAAAAAACCCGACATTATTATATTATGAGAACGAATAGAGAAGTAGCAGAAGCCTTTGTATTAGGTAATCCTTCAGCTAATGCTAATATGACAAGTACGGGGGATAGGATATTCTCTTATCATACTTGTATAGCAGAGAGTTTTCTTAATAGGTATAACGAAATTTGCTTTGTTGTAAATCATACAAGATACTCTAATACAACTACTAGACATAGGAATTATGTAAATGATGAAATACATAAACTCATACTTAAGGGGTTTGTAGTAATAGTAAAGAGAGTAGATGATGTACCTAGAGGAACTCAAACACTAAAACAATATTACAATGACATATAGATTTGAAGAACCACGCAGTGAGTATATAAAGCAAAATGATATAGTAGAACACATAGCTATCTGCGCAAGAACTTGCTATGATTCTATAGGAACAGAAAATCAAAAGCTCTTTAATACACTAGAAAAGAGAAGTCACGCTTCAATGCTTAGACACGCTTCTCGTTACTATAAGATGCCTAAGATTGAAAGGTGGTTTGAATTCCTTAAGGTATTCAAGTATTGTCCTTATGTAGAAATAAACGAGACAGACGATTGTTTCTATATGTCTACTAATATGCAATTCTATAAGGAAGTTTTAAGTAAACTCCTACCTGAAACTGAGTTAAAGAAGATTGAAATTACTGAGGATAAAGTACCTTATGAGTACAGAAGATTCACATTCAGAATATTCACCTCTATTGCTATTGCTAAGGAATTGAATAGAGTATCACCTAATAACATTGCAGAACGCTCTACTAGATATGTAGACTATTGTAGAGCTAAGTATAATGCAATGCCTATTATGAAACCCCATTGGTTTAAGGGCGATAACTCACCAAAAGAATCCGCATACTTAGGAGCTTTAGAAAATGCTGCAGTTTATTATGGTGTCCTTAGAGATAGAGGTCTTCCACCTGAAGATGCTAGAGGTATTATTCCCCTTGATGCTATGAGTGAAGTAGTATATACTTATACTTACAGAGAGTGGGAATTCATATTTGCTAAGAGGGTTAGAAATGCTACAGGAAAAGCACACCCAAATGCTATTCAAATCTGTAGTATTGTAGAGAATATATTAGATAGTTTAAAGGAATTAAATGGAAGAGAATAAAGATGTAATAAATCCCAATCATTATAAGCAAACATCAATGGAATGTATTGATATAATGATGGAACTTTATGGTAAAAATTCTGTTAAGGAATTTTGCCGATTAAATGCTTTTAAGTATCTTTACAGACACCAACAAAAAGGTTCAGAAATTGCTGACCTAAAGAAAGCTAGTTGGTATCTTGATAGATTAATAAAGCTTTTAGAAGAAAATGATTGATTTGAATTACGAAACAAAGGACGAATTCTATGAGCTACTTGACCTATTAGTAGGTAGTGGATTCATAGAAAACTCTGGAGTTAAATATAGAGCTAGTCATAATAGTGGGATAACAAGGTTAATTTATGTTACTCTTTCTATTCCTATGACTAGTGAAGATATTGCCAGGGAAGTCTTAGAAAGAAATAGAGGAACTATGTTTGTTAGTGATTATCACTATATAGTACACGTTCCTCTGTATTCCCTCTTTAAAGAGGACTTGATTGATGTATGTCTACCATTCCAAATATTTGAAGATAAGAATGTAGACATATTATCAAACAAAACGAAAGTGAAAAATACAACTCTGGATTTAACAAGTTTGAAGGAGTTAGTAAATACAGGTCGTGAGATTTATGTATATGGTAATAGCATTTACTATATCTAAATCTCTTCTTTGTATTGTTGTTTAGTTGTGTGGGGAAGGTTGCTGAAAATGTAGCCTTCCCCACTTTTTTTATAAGTTTCGCATCGGTAAAAAAGTTATTACTATCTTTGTAATAAATCATTTAAAATAAGAACGTTATGACTTGCGTAAAAATATCAAAAGACGAATTGGCTGTGTATAAAGACCTAGGCTATAAGGATGGTTTTATTCAAGGTGCTTTATCTCTGTATCTAGAAAAACACCCTGAAGTTGATGGTGAATTACCTACAGCGGTCAAGTTAAATGAATTCATAGATAATAGTAAATATGGGTTAAACAGTTTATCTTTCTATAGCAATAGAGAAGGTGAAGTTGAAGATGTTAATGATTTTAGAAGCCCTTTCAACCCCTTTAAGGATGCTAAGATAACCATTAAAATCGGAGATGAATACCTAGAAGCTAACAACATTGAACATGCTTTCCTGTTAGATTTCGTTCACAATCTTGTAGTAAGTAAGAGAGTTAAAGGTGCTAAAGCATTCTTTGATTCTATTAAGGATAAGCCTATTGAAGAAGTTAATGCTTTAGCTTTAGAAGAGAAATTCAAAGAAGAAATAGGTGGTAAGTCTTTACTAAAATGGTTTGAAGCAAAGCCTGAATTAGTAGAGCAGTCTATGCTTAAAGCTGCTTCTGCAGCTTTTGTTGTAAATAAGAGAGCTAAAGATATTTTCTTGAATAAAGCTAACTCTGAGTTAAAGATGGAGATTACTTTCAATGGAAGTGATTATATGCCAGAAACGCTCAGAAAAGCTTATAGTAATGTTATATCTGATGCTATCAGATATACAGCATTAAAGGAATTCAAGGAAAGGTCAGCAGAAGAAATTAGAGCTTTAGAAGCTGGTATTGAATTAGAAGAACGTTCCGCTATAGAACAAACTTTTACTCCCCTTCAGAGAGAATCAAGAGAAAATTACATTGCTTCTAGAGTTATTACATTAGGTAAAATTGATGCAGAAAATGAAGGTAAAACCTTTATACAAGTAGTACAAAGTAAAGGTATGGACCATTACCTAGAAGAAGTAAAAGAAGATATTCGATTACATTCTATAGGTGAAGGTTTTTATTCACCAGAAGCATATGCTATATCTAAGTTATATAATTTAGGTTATAATAATGCACCAAGAAAGTCTGGTGGTACTATGGGTATAATAGAGGAATTACAACTATTCTCTGAAGCTTTAGCAGAACAGAATATGTCTCTACAAGCAGAACATTATGGTTTAATTCTAGATGATTTAGTTGTAGATGAAGCTTTAAAAGCAGACTTACTTAACACTGGTAAATACCGCAAAGAAGAATTCGGTAAAATCCTAAAACACTTCAACGAGCTTAAGATGGGGATTAAAATGCCCCTGCTTAAAAGAGAGAATATTCGTCTTTCTTCTAAGTTTGAATCGGCTGAAGATGTCACGGATGATATTGAAGAAAGAAGCTTTGATTTCTCTGCAAATGAGGGTTATGCTATTGACTCTGTGATGAAGAGAATCAGAAAGATGCTTAATCAATTACCTGTTATGAATGGTGATGAGTTAGTGTTAGATGATTTAGGTGAAACACAATACTTAACTGATACCTATACTTACTCCATCATTCAAAATGCTTTACAGGGAACTCGTTCCTATGAAGCAATGCGTGCTAGATTAGAGAAACTTTCTATGAAGTACCCTTGGGTAAAGGCTCTTACTAACAAGCTAGATAAGCCTGATAACTATAAACCTACAGGTGTTATTGATGAGTATGATAGTCTTCACAATGAATTTTTTGCTTCTTTCTTTAGAAGTAGAACTTACTATGAAATCAAGAAAGATGTATTAGTAAAAGAAGATAATCCATTCCTTCCTGATACAGTAGAACTGAAAACATTCGGTATTAACGATGATAGAGTTTCTTATATCAATTATTCTGAATGGAGTTCTACTTATATGCAGGGTATTGTTTTAGACAAGGAACACTCTATTTATGATACTTCAGGTAATATTCATAGAGATAAGTATAAAGCTTACAGGGAATTCATACAACAGCTTTACGATAGAATTAAGTATGATGGTTCGGATTATGCTAAGTGGGAGAATGAATTCCTTAACAACAAGGAAACCCAAGATGATATTCGTATAATGCTTAAAGCTATTGGTATTGCACCAGAAGGTGGTAATATTTTCGATTATGAAACTAATCCAGCGTTAGCAGAGAACAAAAAGAAAAGATATTATAGACCTATAGCTAAACTTCTTAATGATATTTTCGAAAAAGTCTTTGCTTTTAGAAATGAGGTAGATGAATATCTTAAGTTACAGAAAGACGATTCAAATGTTGTAGAAGTAAATCTATTTAATCAGTTTAAACTCAATTATTATAAGATTGGTAAGTTAATTCAGTCTAATGATAGTGATACTTTCTTGAGAGGTACTTTCAGAAACAATGGTAAGATGTATAATTCTTATACTACCCCTACTTATATGCAAATCTTATTGGATAAGCTTAGTGGTGTGGAAGTAGAGGATTATGATGCTATGATTCAAGAGGAATTCTTAAAAGATGGATTCTTTAAATATAATTATGTAATTCAACAATTAGCACGTAAACCTGAAGAAGGTGGGTTGGAATCTAGAGAACTTATAGATTATAAGGAAATTCTAGTCTTCAGAGATAAGGAATTCAAGGAATGGACTGAAAAAGATAAGTACATAATGCAGCTTGATGAATTCAAGAAGGATAAGACATCAGCTTGGTATCGTATTCCTCTTGCTGGTGAAATCAAGCGTGCAGGTTATTATAGATTTGAAAAGATTTTAGATGATAAGAAACTAAAAAGTCTTTACGTTGATTTAGCTAAACAAGAGCTAGAAAGAATAAAGGAAACAAAGAGATGGAAAGAAGAATCTAAGAAAACTTATATAGCACCTGTTACAGGTATTCTGAAGAGCGGTGAGAAGTTCTTATACTTACCTGCTCTTAATACACTAAAGATTGAGGATAGAACATTACTTGAGTCTTTAGAAGCTGGTGTTATTGGTACGGAACCTTTTGATGAAAGAGAAATACTAAGTAAGTTTGTTATTAAGGTTCTTAATGATATTGTAGCCGAAGAAACAGCTAAGATTCAAAGTTATGAAATAGATGAATCTAAATCTGATTTAGCAAAATTCATCTTAAATGACTTGTATTTTAGAACTCAATTCTCTCAGTTTACTGCAGGGGATTTAGCTAATTTCAAGGATATTATTGACTTTCAAAAGAGATATAAGCAGACGATGTCAAGTACTACTAGATTAAATAGTGGTAATGATGTTCAGAAAACCTTATATATAAGTGACGAAGTTTTAGCTTCTACTATTTTACCAGAGATTTCTGCTATAGTAAAAGAGAGAGTTAAGCGTAAGGAACTTACTAAGGAAGAAGGTGATATTATCATTAGTTCATTTAAAAATATTAATGCTACTGATGGTCAGGCTTATAGAACTATAGATGGCTATAAGTACATTATGGAAAAGACTGGACAGTGGACTGATGCAATGGAAGAGTTTAAGAATAAGCTTGATGAAGCATTCAAGCCTGACTCTGATGTTCATATTTCCTACACAGAAGCTCAGAACTTCTTCTTTAATGCTATTAAGCCTCTTGTTTATGGCTCTTCTATGGTAGACACAGGTATGATTAATACTGAGACTGGTGAGAAGATTTACAAGAGAATCAATCACCAGCATAAGAATTCTGAAGTTCTTATGTTAGCTATTAACTCATTTGCTACTACTTCTCCAACACTTAGAGCTTTAACTACGTTTGCTAGAAAAAAGGGAATTCACGTATTTGAATTTGCTTCTGCAGTTAAGGTAGGCTCTCAAGGTGTTGTAAATCTCTTAGAGAAGGATGTAGCGGGTCAGACTATCACTATTAATGAATTAGATAATGAAGGTAAGGTAAAACCTAAAGATTATACTTTTGCTAAAGATGCTGAACCATCTGATGCTAGAAAGATGATTGCCAATCTATTAGAAGAAGGAAAGATTACAAAGGAAGAATTTCAAAGACTTCATAAGGTAATCAATAATACTACTGAAGAAGAGATTACAGCCAAGCTAGAATCTGCTACAATGATTCCTGGTTCTGATGCATTAAACCCTTCTGTTGTACACGAAATTCCTTATTCTAGTTATGGTTTTCAGGTTAATACTCCAGAACACTATTATGATGCAGAAACATTGATTGGTACTCAGTTTAGAAAGCTTATCACTTCTAACATTGACCCCAGTAATGAATATAAAATTAAAACACTCAATACTGATGGTATGGAAACTACATTGACTATGAGTGGAGAAACTTTTATGAGAACCATTAATGGTAAAATTATTGAGAATGTTTATGATAAATATGAAGAAGTAAAGGAAATATTTGAAAACCCTCTTAAGTTAGAAGCTATTATTCAAAGCGAAATTGGTTCTAACCCAAGATATGGTACAGAGGTTGCTAAATTCTTTAAACTTATTAATGATGGTACAATAGATAACCCACAGTTAAAGTTTGAGATGGCTTTAGAGGACCCTCAGAACTCTAAGATTATTGAAGCTATCTTCTCAGGTATTGCGAAAAATAGAATCAATAGTATGAAGACTCAGGGTGGTTCACTTATTCAGATGTCTAACTTTACTCTATCAGATAAGCTTCAAGTACAAATGAAGCCTGATGGTAAGAGTATTGATTATATACCAGCCTATGTTCCTATATACTCCAAGAAACTTCTTGAGTTCTATAGTGACAAGAATGGTAATGTAGACATTAAGAAGATGGAGAAGGAAGCTCCTGAATTACTAGAGATGATTGGTTATAGAATTCCTACAGAAAGTAAGCACTCTATGCTTCCTATTCGTATTGTAGGGTTCTTACCTAACTTTAATGGTACTTCAATTGTACTTCCTGCAGATATTACCACTATCACTGGTTCTGACTTTGACATTGATAAACTCTATATTATGAGACCTTATCTTGATGTAGAAAAGACAGAGACTGGTAAAGTAGATAGTAAGGGTAATCCTGTTATCCGTAGAAAGTTGATAAAGAAGTCTTATACTGATGGTAGTAGATTTATAGAAGGGAGTACCCCTAAAGAAAACTACGCTATGAGAAATAACTTCCTCTTTGACTCTTATATGGCTATCTTAAAGAGTGAACATTCTACAGCTGAAATCTTTGACCCTTCAGGTTTTGATTCTCTTAATGCAGAAGCTAAGGAATCATTCTTAAGTTCTTTCCCTTATGCCGAACTATATAGTATGGTTGAGAAATCAGGTGTACTTGCAGAGATAGTTAAGGAAGTAGAATTTACTAATGATGATATAGTAAACAAATCTCTCATTCTAAGTAATCTTAACCCTGATAGAGTTGAAAGAATTATCAAGGCTTATGAATCATCAAACACTCCATTCCTAAGCTCTACAATGCACTACTTTGAAACTCAGAATGCTGTAGGTCTAGACCTTGTAGGTATTTCAGCTAATGCTAATACCTTTATGGCTGTAGCCCAACAGATAAAGCACGAGCTTAAATTAAAGGAACCTATCATATATGACGGTCACGTTTATAAAGGTTATGGTGAAATTTATAGCCCTACGGGAAAACTTATTCAAAGAACGGTAGGACAGTTTGTTATTGCAGCTGTGGATAACGTTAAGTCTCCTGCACTTGCTTATATGAAGGCAGATGTTGGTAACTTAGGTTCTATTATTGCTGGCGTAGCATTAGGAATTCCTACTAAGGATTTGGCTATTATGTCTAACCTTGGTATGTTTAGCACCAAGAGAACTCTTAATAAGGGTAAATCTCTTAATCATTATATGAAGGTGTTAAATGAGATTGTTGGTGTAGGAGATGTAGACCCAATAAATATACCTATCACACAAGAAAGATTGAATAAACTGAAGGCTATGCTTCCAGATATTAAGGCTGTTATAGATAAGGCAATGGATGGTAGAAGAAACTATGCTGAAGCTGCTCAAATTCTATTACAAACTTTTAATAAAACAGATGGGGATGTATTTAGAGAACTCAGAGATAGTATTAACGCTATAATTAAACTTGAAACACAACTCCTAGATTTAGGTGATGCTTTCAAGCGTATCATTGGTGTTACTAAGCTTGATACTTTTAGAGGTGCGGTAGGTCCTACAGCTGCAGATACTTTAATTAAGTATTTACAGGTTACGGATGACGTAGCATATCTTACAAGTGAGTTTAGCCCTATCGCTGTTAGTCCTGCTTTCTTAAATACAGATACTAGAGAGGCTAATAGAGCGAAAGTGAGAAATTCTCTAATTAATGAAGGTTCTCATTTCTACAAGGCTTTCTTCCACTTTGGTATGGAAGCTTCGTTTGATTATATGAGTCAGCATTTTAATGTTCTAAATCCTAACTTCTTACCTATCATTGATAGACTGAGAAGTTTGGGTATGGCAGTTAATGTTAGAAATATTAATTTAGCCTACGAACATTTTATACTTTATCATCTACAGGGTACTAGCGTTATGAATGATACTCTTAATGATATGATGCTTAATGATATTCCTCTTAAATTTGTTCACCTGCAAGAGAAGTACAAAGAGCTAAGTTCATTCTTAATTTTCAAGACTATGAGAAGATTCCAAAATGGACAGATTGCTACTTTAGACTTTGTTAATGCTAATGAGTTAGAAGCTCAACGCAGAGACCAGTTTACAAGAGAATGGGAGTATCTATTAGACATTGGTGAAAAGGACCCTAGTAAGAAAGATATTTCTGACTTTGCTAGAGATTTATATCGTTATGGTATTTATAGAGGCAATATAGGTTATAAGGCTAAAGGTATTAACCATCTAGCTCCTGCTAGGTTAAAGAGAGCTTTCACTGACTATTATAAGGTAGTAGGGAATATGCGTGAGATTATAGATTCTATGGGTAATAATGGAGATGAAAGATTTGTCAGACAATTTATAGCAAATACTGGTATTCTTTATGAAAATCCTAGAAATGATAGATTCACTAAAAAGTCTCTCTTAGATGCTTTAGAAGGTACAAAATGGTACATAAAGGAACTTGATAAAGATAAAACTAAAGAACTTGGGAATGAATTTACATTAGTTACTGATGGTACAACACCTAATGGTGCTTTACTAATTGATAGTGAAACATACATTATGACTAGTTCTCAAGGTAATAGTTTTGTTTATACAAAACTCCCAAGATACCATTTCAATAGCCCCTTTGTTAGATATAGTAGAATTGAAGATTATCCAAAGGAATTACTTAGCAAGGGTGAATTCAGGAATAATGTCCTTGAAAATGTTGCAGCTATTGCTGAAGCTACTGAAGGTAAAACTGGTGGTGCTGAATATGAGTCTAATGACTATGGATTAAATGCAGTACAAGCTAGTGCAGCTATAGGTATTGATTTAACTAATAATGGATTAATATCTGGTAAAAATACAGAAGGTGAAATAGCACAAAAAGCAATGCAAGAAGGTCAAGAGCTTGACCAAGAAGATGCTAAAAAAAGAAAATCTTGTATGATGTAAGGTGGTAAGAAATAAGTGAATTAATAATAAGGAATATAATGGCAAAATGTTATTGGATTCCTTCAGTAAGAAATAAAAATAATGACCTAGTGGAAAGTAAGCTCTATAAAGGGCTTACTTTCCTTACTAGGGATAGAAAACTTACTGAGGATATATATTGGGCAACCAAGACAGATGTATTTAATGAGTACTATTCTGGTTTAGCTAAAGATGAAAATGGTGAATATCTAATAAAGGATTTAATTACTAAAACAGGATTTGATACTTATGTAGGTATAGCTAATATAGAAAGACAAGCAGGTGCTGGTGAATCTATATCTTCCTACTATGACGGTTTAGTTAAAGCAGAAGAAAAGAATAAGACTAATCCTTTTTCTGAAGGTTACGCTGTGGTTCCTATGGGTACTAGGTTAGGTGTGCAGAAGGGTATTAACTCTGAGACCATATTAAAAGAAAGAAGATACCACGAGTTCTTAGAAAAGAAACTCAAGGAGTGGGGAGTATCTATTGGTGTATTAACAGATGCTGAGGAAAGAGCAGGGCTTAATGGTCTTACTGATTTCTCAAGAGCAAGAAGAACTTTAGATGGTTTAATAGAGATTATTAGACTAGCTAAAGGAGAGAAAGGTGAAGGTGCTTTATCAGAAGAGTTTGCACACTTGGCTTTGGAAATGTTAGATGTTCCTCTTAAATCTAGACTTTATGCTTCTATAACTGAAGAAAAAGCAAGAGAGATTTTAGGTGAACAATACGACCAATATTTAGAGAAATATGGTGACTTCGAAACAGTACAAAAAGAAGTTGCTGGTAAGATGTTATCTAAAGCTTTAGAGAATAATTTTGAGAATACAACTCAAGTTCAGAAAGGTTTACTTCAGAGACTAGTAGATTACTTTAAAAAGTTCTTCTCTAAGTTTGACCACTTTAGTTTAATGAGAGGTAGAACAGAAATAGAATCTAACTTCAATAAATTAGCTAAGGAGATACTTAATGGTGGTCTAAAAACTGAAATGAGTTTAACTAATATCTCTGCAACAAAAGCTTTAGCTCAATTAGATAATACCATATCATTAGAAGGTACTCTAAGAGAAGCTGTAGAAAAAGCAATAGAAACTGAACAGAAGCGTTTACTTATTTACAAGTCAGATGCAACCTTCGCAGGTAAGCAGAGAAATAAGATAGCAAGGCTTAAAGAAGCTGCTGCATCAGATGCTGCTTTGTTAGAAGGTTTTATGGAGTATGTTGGTTATGCGCATAAAGACCTTTATAGTCTTGTAGAAAGAATGAAGAATCTTAGTGGTGCTTCATTAGAAGAAGAAGCTAAGTTACTTAGAACTATTAGAGACTATGCGGCATCTTATGATGATACACTATCTTATGCTAGAAAAATTCTATTTAGGTTCAATTTAGAATCAGAAATATCTGAACCACTAGATGCTTTAGTTAAAAGTATGGAAAGCTCTAGTAACTATATTAAAGATTTATGGAAGGAACAATCTAAGGATATTCTAAAGAGATTAGTCCAACCTATTATGGGTAATGAATTGGTAGTACCATTTGGTAAACACGCAGGTACTGTATATTCTCTTGATAAATTATTGGATGAAGTTGCAGAGGATATTGGGTTACTAGAAAGATGGGTACTACCTATGAATGTATCTACTGATGTTATTTTACAATCAATAGATTATGCTGTAAAGGATAGGCTATACCAATCTAGAAAGATGGCTATAGATTTCGAAAGAAGAATCCTAGATGCTCAAAATAAATTAGGTAAAGATGAATCTACTGAGTTTATGTTTGAGAAGGATGAAGATGGTAATCTAACAGGTAAGTACATACAGAAATATAATTACACTGCATTCAATGATGCTCGTAAAGCATTCGCTAAGAGTCTTGCTGAGAGATTTAATATACCAGAAGGTTATAAACCAAAAGAAGTATTAAATAGAAGTGATAGAAGAGCCTATGCACAAGCTTGGAGTAATTGGAGTAAGCAGAATCAAGTAATTACTGAGAATGGTAAAGTACCAGCAGATAAATATCTCAATCCTGCTTATTCTAGTTTAACAGCTAAACAGTTAGAGTACTACAATACCTTTATAGAGTTAAAGTCTGAAATGGAACAGCTCTTACCTGAAGGTATGACTGATACTTATAATATAGTAAAGGTTAGGGCTAAGGCTGGTGAATCATTACAGAAGGGTAATATAAAGGGGTATGTAAAAGAAAAGTTATCAGACTTTGCGTTAGTTACAGGTGAAGACTCAGAAAGATTAGGTGTAGAAAATGCACTTACTGACTTCTCTGGTAATATTTATAGATACTTACCTATGCACTACATTAAGACTGCAAAGGGTGAGAATATGAATAGTATGAGTACTAATGCAACCTCTTCTCTTATTCTTTATGGTAACGCTGTTGCTAGATATAATCAGTTAGACCAAATTGCTAATACTCTTGAAGTATCTTATATGGCACTACAGGATAGAAAAGTAGGTAAAACCAAGAATGGGTTATCCCTTAAGAGTATGTTTAGAAATGAGAAGGGTGAGGAAGAAGGTGCTACTGTTTATAAAGAAGATGGTTCTAAGGAATTGGTAAAGAGACTTAGAGACTATCTCGATAAGGCTTTATACCAAGAAGGAGTACAGGATTATAAGAAAGAATTTGGTGGTAAGGTTTATTCATTAAAGAAGGCAAATGATGCTCTTATGAGTTATACCGCATTAAAAGGTATGGGTCTTAACTTTGCTTCACAGTTTGCTAATATATTAAATGGTGTATCACAGAACTTAATTGAATCTGTATGGGCTAAGGAAAAGATGACTATGGTAGATATTGGTAAAGCTAACCAAATTTACTTTAAGAATCTTGGTGATATTCTTAAATATAAGGAGACTGGACAGACATCAAATAAACTGGCTATGCTGTTACGTTTAGTTGATGCTAACCAAGACTGGACTGAATCTGTTAGTGAGAAGTATTCAGGTACTACTCAGATGATTCTAAAACATCTTAATAGCTCTCTACTTACTATAGGTCAGGGTTTAGGTGACCACTATTTAAAACACCTAACAGCTATAGCTTTCTTAAATAATAAGAAGCTAAAACTTGATGGTAAAGAGATTGATATTTTAGATGCTATTGAGGAGTATTATATCGATGAGAATGATAAAGGTAAAGGGATGGACATTAGGTTCAAAGAAGGTGTCACCGATATGCTTGATTCTGAAGTAAGTTTCGATAGTTATTTTAGTAATCTTTCTCAGCAGATTCTAAAGCTTAACCAGAGAATGTATGGTGTTTATAATACCATTGATAAGCCTGCTCTTTCTAAGTATATAGTAGGTAGCTGGTTATTAACATTCAGAAACTGGTTACCTAGAATGGTTCACGCTAGAATAGCTAAAACTCATTATAATGTAGCTGAAAATGAATGGGACCAAGGTTACTACAATAGTTACATTTATGCAGTTAAGGAGCTATATAAAGTGAAGAAAGATATAGAATTCCTTGATGCTGTTAAGGTGTTATTGGGTAGCCAAAAGAAAGCTGAAGAATTAGGCTTTGATATGAAGGTTATAAATAATATCAGAAGAACATTAACTGATATGGGATTTGTAGCGTTCTTTACAGTACTAAGTATGATGCTTTCACACCTATATGGTTTAGATGAAGAGGATAAGAAAAAGAGAAAGCAGAATATTGCTAAGATGTCTCAGTTTGATAAGTACCTATTATACTTCGTTACTCGTAATGAAATTGAATTAGGTTCTACTTCACCTTTTGCTATAAAGATTGCATCTGAACAGACTAAGCAAATTGTTACAAATTCGTTTACTCCTGCTTCTACAGGTATGGACATTATTAATAATATGTTCCAGCTATTATATGTACACGATATTGATGGTTTCCATTTTGGTACAGATAGTAAGGTGTGGGGTAAGGATAAGAGATTCAAGGAAGGTCAAACACCTTTCTGGAAATACAGTAAAGCTTCTACAGCTGCAACGAGATTAATGTTCCCTTGGGTTGATAATACATCAAGAATGGATGACCCATTAGACCAAGCTAAAGCCCTGTTAATCTATAGAAGATAAAAATAAAGGGTTGAGAATTAACCCAACCCCTTAAATGCAAATAGGCGTATCACTTAATTGTGGTACGCCTATTTTTTTTATCGTTTGAAAATGTTCTTACATAGCTTTTCTCTTTCAACTATATCTAATGCTTCACTTCGTGAAGTATCATCCTTAATTTGATTGACTCTTTCTACGTAAGCTTTCTCCATTGCAGTTAGCTGAGCTATAATCTGACCAGCTATCTTATTAACAGTCTTCTTATAGTTTTGATTCTTTAGGAATCGCTGGACTTTAATATCCGTTAGATTACCAATGATATTAACATCAAGGTCAGGAATATTAAGAGTTTCTATATGTTCTGGGAAAGCAGTCTTCAGGTTTCGTTTTAAGGCTCTCAGAGCCTCTATAAGCGACTTTTGAATAGCTACTGAACCTGCAGTACCAATGTTACTTTCCTTTGCCGTTGTAGCGAGAATATCACGCATTATAGCATTTGCTTTTCTATGGTAGGCTTTTAGGAAACCAATCTTACCATAATTATCTAGTGCATTCTTGATATACCACATTGGAACACGAACTTCAAAAGGAAGCATATTTAACCTATCATCCAATTCCTTTGAGTATCTAGTTATAATGTTATTCTTTAATTGATATTTCTGCTTATCCTCATCATCTATAACTTCCTTTTCTTTTTCCTCCATTAAAGAATCTAACTTTTCTTCCTCGGATTCTTCTGTTAGTTCTGGGTCTACTTTTGGTAAATCTCTATCCTCCGTATCAGGTAATTCTTCTTCAGCAACTTCATTTCCAGTTAAATCATCCGTGGTTAATACCTCATCATCAGAATGAATGATAAGGTCTACATCACCTGCTTCTTCTCTTTTTAAAGCATCCTCGGCATTATCTTCAATCTTAGTTTTATTGAATTCACCTTTATTGATTGCATCAAATAAATTCTTGATTGGAAGGTAACCATCACTTGTTCTATAAGACTTAGTTCTATTTCTGAATGCATTAACTAGCTTTAAGAAAGTACGAACTAACCAATTCTTCTTTCTTAAATCAGCTTCATTTTGTTCAGAATATGGAGTTCTGTATTCTACTGGTTTATTACTTTCGATAGCATTAACCAATTCACTGAACTTCATTAAACTTTCAATCTTCTTTAAAGCAAGTATTACACGCTTTTTATCTTCAGGTTTACCGTAAGTATCTGCGCCAATGTATTGAGCAAATAACTCAGCCATTATCTCTTCAGAATCCATCTTAAATACTTCATCAATAACATCACTTAGAATGTTATCTTTTTGATTTAAGAATTCATTAGAGGAGAAGAAGCTTAATAGTAAACTCTTATCCTTAACGTGTAAGGCTTCTCTGTAAAGTTTATGGAAGGCTTCGTGATATAGAGTATAAGCTGCAGCCTTATTAGATAAAACTATCTTACCTGTTCTACTATCATAATAACCTTGAACTTCACCATTTCTACCTCTAGCAACACCTTGCTGAATGATTTGCTTTTGTATATCCCAACCTAATTTAGACTGAACCCAATTAGATTCCTTCACAAAATCAAACTCTTCACCTATCTTGTATTTAGGGAAAGCTCTATTATTTAATGTTTGAATAAAAGGATTACCTCCTTTAGGTTTAGTACTATTATCTGTAGGAGGTGTTTGAGGTTTAGTAGTTAAATTTAACCTATCCAATAAACCCGAAGAAGGTTTAGTCCCACTTTCGTTATTACCACTTTCTGGAGTTAATGTAGAAGCACCTTTACCTTGAGTATATACTGTAGAAGTATCAGTACCATCACCTGTTCCTTGCTGTGGTTCTGGAGTCGGGTTCCCAGGCAACACTTCCGTACCATCCGTTACAACACCATTAGGAGTAACCACATCTGTTCCAGGAGTAACGCCTGTAGGATTAGTAGCAGCAGGAGTAGGAGTAAGAGTAGAAACAGCAGTTGAAAGAAAATCATCAGTAGAGCTTGCGGAGCCTGAAGTGTTAATACCTTTAACGAAATCGTTATAATGAGGCATTTCTAGAAGCTTGTTATCATAATCGAAGAATAGATTCCAATCTAATGCTGGAACATCATTGCCTTTATAAGTATGGCTCTTATCTTCAACTCTATAACCTAAATAGTTTATAGCATTGATAACGTCATTATCATCTTTGAAAGCATCCTGATTAAGGAGTTTCTTAACACTTTTAGTTACGAGAATAACGGCTTCCTTATGAACTTTATCCCATTCTTCTTTACTACCAACGTGTGAAGCAATCTCTTCTGCTTCATCTATAGATTTAGCATTTAGAATATCATTAGCAGCTGTTGTATCACCAAAGTATCTAGCTCTTATATAAGCTAAAGCCTTTCTAGGTTGTTTAAAACTGGAACTTAATACTTCAAAAGGCTTTCTCCATTCATAATTCTCAGATAGGATATGGTTATCCCCAGCGAAAATTATAGCATCATTTTCAAGAGACATCTCTATATTAGCTTCGTGATTTCTAGCATATACAAAAGATTCTGCAATTCTAGAAAATTTAGCTACATCCTTATCATCAGCTATTCTACCTGATTTTCTAGCATTTCTAGCAGATTCACCACCAACAATTTTACCTGTAGTAAAGAATACACTACCTAATTTAGGGTCAGATATATTGGTTCTAGCTATACTTAAAAATTCTTGAGCATACTCACCACTGTTATCTTCCTTTAAGAAATCTGGCTGGGGATAAAATAGAGCTTTAGATAAACTATCAGTTAATTTCTCAACCCTTTCTTCAACAGTCCCTTCAGTTAATGGTATAGCGACTATATCAGAATAGAATTTCTTAGTAGTTTTACCTGTATCTATGTTAAGTTCGGCTCTAAATTTTCTTCTACCTTCTGAATCTCTAGCAACAGTACCGACAAGAATTCTAGGACCTCTAGAATCATTCTTATACCTAATAAACAAATCTCTACCTAAATCTACATAGTTAGATAGCTGTTCATTTAGGTAAGCAAGTTCCTTTGGAATTTCACTCTCTTCAACCTTAGATGACCATACAGTTCTGTTATTAATATCAGCAATTTCAGCTAATATTTTTTGAACTTCCTTTACTATGTTCTTATCAGGATTTTCCTTTACAGCTTCTCCTAATGTAGGCATAGAAACGAATGCAGGGTGATAGTCTCCGTGAATATCAGGTAGTAGTATCATAACACCACCATTAGAACTTGCAGCTGTATTAGGTCTAATTAATACTCTACCATCAACACTCTTTTCATTAGTTACTAATGAACCATTGGAGATTATACCAAGTCTAGCATTAGTAGTATCAAAAGTTATAGGAGCATAATCTGTAGTATATTTTATAATACCACCTGTAACAAGAGAAACATCAAAGAATGATTGTAAATCTTCTGCAGTATCTTTCTTCTCAAGATACACTTCGGTAACACCTTCACCTTTATTATTGTATAACTCTGTTACAGCTTCTCTAATAGCCTTATTAGCAGGCCTAGAATCATCATTAGTAAAGAGGTCACCTATCTTTTGTAGAGAACCATCTACAGTACGCTTGTACATAAATACAGTAGGTTGCTGTAAATAGATAGAATCTTTATTTGTTATAGCTCCAGCCTTTTTCTTTTCAAATTCTTCTTCTATACCAAAGATGATTTCATCACCTACTTTAACACCACCAGTATTTAGGAATTCAAAAGTACCAGCATCCTTTAATGTAGTGTATGTAAGCTGAGTCATCTGATAAGCATCAGGAGCTATACCAGTATTTTCTAAACCTTCAATAGCTGATACATAAGCTCCGTGCTTTTCATTATAAGCTGACTTATTATGCTCTGAAGTGGCAGGAGTTATATTATGCTTTTTAGAATCTACAGGTTCTAATTCTGGTTTTTCCTCCTCCTTTATTTCCTCTATGGTAACTGGAGGAGTTGGACCATCATCGTCTAAGTCTAATTCAAACTCGCCTTCAGGTGTAACAACTATAACCTTTTCAGGTTCCACTTTTCCTTCTTTAGTTTCCTTGTGATTCATTGGAGAAGCATCTTCAGACTTAGGACCTTCATAATGTTTCTCTGCTTGAATCTGATTCTCTCTTAGGTATGCTAATCTATTATCGTATGATTGTTTTATAGTATTGACTATATGAACTATTGCTCCTGCTAACCTAGCTGCATCAGATGCATCAAGATTATATTTCTTTTGCATTTCAGATAAGAAATCTGTTAAATCATCACTTATAATCTTACCTACATTAAAATCATTATATCTAGCAAGATATTCAGTGAAAGCACTAAAGATACCCATATCACCATTCTCAAGCATCTGCATCTGAAGGTTTCTACCCATAGCTTGGAATAGCTGAGACTCTGCATAAGAAGCCCAAATTTCAGGTTTAGTTTCTCTAAGAACCTTACTCATCTTTTCCCACTTATAAAGGTCTCTTTCTCTTTGATATTTTGAACTATAAGCACCAGAATTTAATCTGTCTACAAGTTCTTTCATATCGCTGAAAATACCATCATTAGCTTTACCAAGAGTTTCAGCAATTTCCTTAGATACTTCAGCTCTGGCTTCTTGATTGTATTTCTTTAGTGCTTCTTCAATGAAACCACCTCTTGGGTCTTCCTCTGTGTTAATAACATTCTGCACAGAAAGAAATGCATTTAAAGCATCTCTACCTTCTCTTGCTTCTTGGTTATTAGGGTCTACCTGTAATTGATTATTGAAGATAGATTGAAGTTTTGCGATAGTTTTAGAAGAAAGATTCTCAGGATTAACCTTAACTCCCTTTTCAAATACACTATCTAATTCATTGAGAGCTTGTCTTTGGTTGTATAAATCTTTAATCTGCTTCTGAAGTTCAAAATCTTTCTTTTGGAATTCCTCTAAATCTTCTATTGCAGAATTTTCATTCTGAGCTATCTTTAATTCAGCTATTTTATCATCAATAGATTTGATAGAATCCTTTACATTGAAAGCACTCTCAAGGTTATCTAAATGTTCCTTAGCTTTATTTGCAAAACTATCTCTTAAAGCATACATAAAGGTTAATGTAGATTTCTGTTCTTTAGTGAAATCATAACCTTCATATCTCTCATCAACAAGTTTCTTAGCTACATCAAATGAATCCCAAAGCCTATTTAACTTCTCTTGATTAGATTTCATTATCTCTCTAACCTTGGCTAAATCTTCTGCAGATTCATTTAACTTTCTACCATTTTCAGTGAAACCTCCTGTATAGTATTCTCTGTTATTTCTTGAATCAAATTCCTTTGTAGAACTAGATTCAACTAAACTAGATAAATGTTCATCAGTGAGGCTATCAATACTCTGATTTAAAACAGAGAAAGCTTCCTTAGTTTTACCTAATTGAACTGCAGCATTCATAAAGCTATAGAGAGATAACATATCAGCATCTTCTGATTCATTTATCTTACCTTGGCTTCTAAGATTTGCAGCTAAATTACCTAAACCTTCTGAAGCGAATAATTGTCTATAAGCTTCTTGGAATTTCTCTCTCTTTGCTGAATCTGTTATTTGGGTATACTCATCAACATAAGAGTTATAAGCATTATCTTCTCTGGTCATTCCCTTCCACTGTTCCCATAGGTTGTGTTTGATTGGGAATCCCATCTTCTTACCTGTATTTGGGTCTACCTTCCTATTCATATTAGGAGATATACCTATAGCAGTAGATAATGCAGCTATAGCACCTTGCTGTAAAGCTGATGTAGAAATTAAACCTTTAGCACCTTCAGCAAAAGCATCGGTAATACCTTGCCATTTCTCAACCTTATCGTAATCATATTGAGCCTTTATATATTGGTCAATAAGATTTTCAGTGTAAGCTTGAGAAGCCTGAGATAGTGCTTCCTGACCCATTTCCTGTAATGCTTCATTGGCAGGAGCCTTTAATGTTTCAAATACTTTCCTACCTAAAGCTTTAGCGCCAGTTCTCTTGGTTAGACCCTTAACAGACTCTGCTAGTTCTTTCTCAAGTGCTTCACCAGTTAAGTTTTTGGCTGTAGAAGTAAGTGTGTTTTTTAATGTAGCATTGGCAACTTTACCTAAAGTTTTATCACCAAATATCTTACTTGATATACCTCTAGTTAATGACTTAGTGTAGCTACCTACATTACTAAGGAAGCTAGCCATTAGAGCGTTAGCTACAGATAATAGTACAGCTTCAGTAGCGAATAAAGCACCTACACTTTCATCAGAGTATTTCTTATAAGCATCAGTAACCTTACTAATCAAATCATCCTTAGCTGCATCTATAGTAGCAGATTGTTGCTTGATGTTATCATCTTGGAATAGCTGAGAAATAAGTTCTCTTTTAGCATCAGCCTTTCTTTCGTTAGGAGTTCTAGTATCATTAGGGTCTATTAAACCTGCAGCTCTAGCTTGTCTATCATACTCATCATATCTAGCATCAAAGTCTTTTAGATAAGGAGAAATCAAATCTTCTTTAGCTTGAATAGAATCTAAATAAGTTTGATAGTTCCTATCATCTCTCTGTCTATTAATTTCAGCTCTATTAGAATTAGCTTCCATTTGAGCTTCTTGAACACCTGTAAGAATACCAGTTATAACAGGGGGAATACCAGCCATAGTTAAAGCTATAGCAGGAATGGTATGCCCAAATTGGGCTACTGCTTCCATTACTGTACCCACATTCATAGGTAGTACTTCACCACGCTCTTCCTTAGTTTTGTATATTCTTAAGGCTTCATTTAACCCAACGGTAGTTTGATTAACAGCATCTAAGAAAGCATTTTCTTCTGCAGTGAAGTTATTTAATATACTCCAACCATTTCTTTTTTGTGTTTCACCTATTAAAAAACCACCTGTTAAATCCCAAGCTGTTTTACCTGCACCATAGATTAAACCTGCCATACCCGCAGTGTCGAATATAGCATTAGTAATTAAAGCTCCAGTACCTTTAGCTATAGTTTCAAATATACCTTGTCTCTTAGCTTTAAAGTCCTCAACATCTATTAAATCGTGAGAACCATAATCTCTTACAGCTTCATTGTAATCCTTTAAATCTAAACCCTTTGGGAATGAAAAGTTAGCAGGAGGGGTTATATCTTCCCTCCTGTACTTTTCTATAAACTCAGGCTGTGAAACAGTAAAATATTGATTTTCCCCAGTGTTTTGAGCTTTCTGTGCAATACTCTTTAAAGGCGTTAATCCTTTCTTAGCTGGGTCTGTTTTTAATTGAGCCATATAAAATTATCTTTGTGTGGTATCAATCAATGAACCATCCGCATTATATGTAACATTACCTATATTAGAAGCACCATATGCAGTACCTGCTATTTGCGAAGCACCTTGGTTTAGAAGAGCTAACAATCTATTTACTGATGTTTCGTCCTTCTTTTTGCTTAATGCCTTTATTGTAGCTTCAAATTCCTTGATAGGAATATTCTCTACAACAGGTTCACCATTTTTATTTATATATCTAATGTCAATAGTCTTAGAGTTTATCAGTGATTTTATTGGTATAGAATAAGAAGCTTTTCTCATACCTTCACCATCTACCTTATTAAACCCTTCGAATACTATCTTACCCTTTCTTATATCGTATCTAACTGTTGGGTCTTCAAGGTTCTTAAACCTATTCATAAAGATTTCAGCATTCATACCGTCTGGGGTGTTGCCCTTAAGAGCATCATACTGAACATTATTAATAACATTCTTCACACCGCCTGGTGTTATATTAATACCTGTATTATTATTAATAGCCATAGTATATTCCATATTAATACTACCATCTATTGTTTGTTGCAGATACTTGTTTTCCTCCTTAGTTAGTTCTTGCCCCTTATCTAACTTAGCCATTAAGTCTTTTACCTTCTGGTAACCTACAGGATTTGAATTATAATAATTCATCATCATATCGTAGTACCTGCTACCCTTCTTAGGTAAGAAAGCATCTTTATTAAATTTATTCTGAATAGTTAATGGGCTAAAGATACCGTTACTAGTTTCAATCTTAGTTCTAAACCCATTACGCATTTCCTCCGCTTCTTTTATTCTATCCTCATCTAACTCTCCAGTACTACCTTCATTTTTGATATATCTAAATCCAGCTTCCGCACCAGCATCTGCTTGCTGTTGTTGTGTCATAGCTGCTCTCATAGCCATCATTTCTTTTTCCTTCTCTCCATTATCTACAAGTTGATGTTGTGTAGGACCTGTGAGATAAGGCATAGCAGACTTGAATGCACTGTATAATCTATTCTTACCATTGCTATCTAACTTATCAGCATAACCATAAGTAGCAAGCTGGTCTTCAAACATAGCATTAAGGAACTCTTGAGCAAATTGACCACCCTTACTCTCAGTAATAAAATCTATTACTTGATCTGGAGTCATACCAGCTGTTTGAGAGAATAGGTCATAATACTTAGAGAACTTCTTTAATGAAGGAGTGTTGAATTCACCTCTAGCTAAAGCTTGGAAATTCTTAGCTGCTTCTTGATAGAATTGGTCTGCAGAAATATAAGAGTCTGTACCTAATGTGGGGTCATCTAAGAAATCATCAAATTCCTTTCTACCAAATACTCCAATCATCTTAGGGTCTTTATTCTTAACTAACACATCATTTTCTTGTCTTAGTTTGAATCTCTTTAGTGCATCATCTAAAGGAGTAAAAGTTTTACTGAAACCTATTCTTAAATCCCTGAGACTATTAACCATCTCGGGACTGAAATTACCTTTATTATCTAGTACACCTCTATCAGTTAGTTTGGTAGCCATATCCTGAACCTGTTGCATATAAGGTTCATACATCTCTTTATAAGCCCTTGATTCCTTTGGTAGGAAGCTTTCCATTACCGCCATCTTAGAAGCCATCTCTGCATTTGCAGCCATAAGCGCATCGTGCTTATTCTGCAAATACATCAATGGTTTCATCATTTCATCAAATGTGTATGGGGTAAATCGGGCAGTAGTTACTACACCATTTGCCATATACTATTTATTTTTATTGTATTTAATCCTATTATTCTCAATTTGATATTGAGTAAGAACATTAGCAAATCTTCTATCTTGCTCTTCTCTACCTAAGCTAGCCATAGTATCAACAAACATATTTCTATTAATACTTCTATTCTGAGCATTAATAGCCTTTTCTTGTTCACGCATAACTGCAGCTCTTTCAATACCAGACATTCTAGCAGAGTTAATAGAGTGATTGATTTGATAGTTATTGTTAATCTGCTGAGCATTAAACATATCTTTCTGTCTATCAAAGTCTGCAATCTGTCTTCTCTGTTGATAATTATAGTCGTGAGCTTTAATCATCTCATTACCTATATTACCCATTAGGTTATTATCAGAAGCAAGTAAACCAGCTGTAGCAGTAGCTCTATTACCACCTGAATTATTTATAATAGCTAATCTATTTGCAGCACCTTGAGACTGTAATCTATTGATAGCATAATCAGTATCAAATGGTTTATATTCAAGGTTGCCAGATATTAACTCAGGAGCAACATTTCTGAATGTTCTTCTATACTCATTCTCTAAATTATTAGCTGTAGTAAAGTCGTCATAATTTGTTGCACCAATTAAGTCGGTGAAAGCATTTATACCAGCATTTACTATAGGGGCATAACGAAGATTTGCTGCATCAAAGTTACCAAATTTATTCCATATATTCGAGAATACACCACCTTTATTATCACTACCTAAATTTGGACTTAAGCTTGGAGTTTGTGGTGTAGAGCTTTGAATACCTGCACTAGGAATTTGTAGTTCATTATTTGGAATACCAAATGGAGTAAGAGCTAAATCTCTCGCTTCTCTAATCTGACTAGCATTCCATAATGGTCTAGCATATTCTGGCTCTGTTTTTACAGGAGATTTATGAGTAGAAGAAACTCTAGTTCTAGTAGCTCTTGTGGAAGATTGAGAAGAAGATGGAATAGTATTATCTACAGCCTTGGCAATTTCTTTGGTAATTTCAGGAGCTGTACCAACTTCATCTTTTATAGGCTTACCTTCGTAAACACCTTTTAATCTTTTATATGCTTCAGGATAATCTTTTGCAAATTGGTCTCCTACAGTTCCTTTACCAAATGGAACATCAGCCCAGAATTTGCTTCTAAACTTATTATCTAAATTAAATTTCTTTGCAAACTCATTTAATGTTAATCCTTCAGGTAAATCTACACCCCTATAAGTACCATCTTCATCGTACCATTTATATATCTTAGTTTTACCATCTATATGGTATGAAGGGTCTTCTTTGTATCTTCTATATACTTCCTCAATAGGTACACCACCTAGTTTATCATAGTAACCACCTTTTGTACCAAAACCATAACCGTGCGGGAATGGGTTAGGATTAAAGCCACTTATTTTTCTACCTGCTTTAACTACATCTTCTTTAGAGTAACCAGCCATTTCAGCGAAATCTTCTAAAGATAAGTTTCTATCTTTTATGAGAGTTTTATTACCTAAACCATCGAACTCCATAAAAGAATTACGGTATGCATTTTTGCCACTGTTTGTTTTAACTGTTTCTTTGTAGAGTTTGTAAGCTTCATCTAAAGGTAAATTAGAAAGATTCTCCCAACCTCTACCAGCTCTTGTTATCTTATAACCTTTAATAGGTTTTAATCTACCACCTTCAGCAAATAGTTCTTCACCATCTTCTGGTACTAATTCCATATTCTCACCTTGTTCTGGTACTAAACCTAAAGACTGAGTTGCTTGTGCTATGATATTCTCCTTTGCTTTTTCTCTTAATCTCTTGGTACTTTCTTGAGCTTGTTTTAGCTTCTCAATGTTTTGGTTGTAGTACTTTTTCATTATCTCATCGTTAGGTCTCTTATCTAACTTCTTCTTTAAATCTTTAGCAATATCAGCATAAGATAAATCCCCTTTCTGTGGAAGACCTAGTACTTTTAGTATAGCTGTATCAGGTTTAATTCTATTGGAGAATACATAATCACCAACCTTAACCTCACCTTCTTCAGCTTTCATTGGTTCTTGTGTTTCTGGGTTTACACCAAATTGAACACCATTATTAGGATTCTCTTCGTGTGTACCACCAGCATTGAATTCAGTATAACCCCCTTCAGCAAATTCTACATTCATATTATGTAAATCTGTAATCTTATTTAGCTTATCCCATTCTATTAAAGGTCTAACAGCTTCAGCTTTTCTAGCAGCTTGTTCTTCTGCAACTTGTTGTTGAATAGCAAATGGATTACCATTCTCTACAAGATTATATTTAGCTGCATCCATACCAAAATCTCTATATGGAGTACCATTCTGTTGCATAACCTTTCCTGTGTATGGATTCTTGTATTCTCCAAACTTAATCATATTACCAAGAGAATCCCAAGCTTTCCTAATACCAGCTCCTGTCTTAGGGTCTTTTACACCTAGAGAGTAATTGTATAGAGCTTCAGCTAAAGCATTTGTATCACCTGTCTGTAGGGCTGAATGTAGATTCTTAAATTTCTTTACATTACCAAAACCTACAGCATAATCTAAAGCCATTAAAGCATCCTGTTGATGTTGAGGTAGCTTATGGAAATTAGGTAGAGAAGAAACCTCCTTAATTCTTTTAGCTAGTTCTTTCTCTAATTGTTTATCAGCTTCCTCTCTGGTCATTTGCTTACCAGAGTTAAGGTAATAGTTTATCAAATCCTTATCAGTAAAACCATAACCAATAGTAGCAATAGAGTTACTAGCTACCTTATTATTAGGGTCCCATCTTCTCTTAGCTCCGCCTCTATCATCATAAACATAAGGTACAAAAGCCTCCTTAGATTTAATATACTCTCGTAAAGATACAGATGGAGTATACCCCCCATCAGCATAGAAAGAGGAAGCTAACCTATTATCATTAGCCGTATCTATATTCTCCACGCTATTAATAAAGTTATCTTGTACTGCTTTATTGGCTTTAGCTATTTGGTCATTCATAGCATTAAGTTTTCTCTTTGCCTTTTTAGCACCAAATATACCACCAATAACACCACCAAGTAAACCTACCCCAGCACCAATACCAGCTCCTAAAGGACCGAATGCAGCACCCCCACTAGCACCAGCTAAAGCTCCTTGTGCTGCACCTTTAAACATAGAACCTCCATCCTTAATATCAGACATAGTAGCATAGTTTAAAGGATTATCAGCTGTCCAAGAATGAAGTAAAGTGTTATAATCATTATAGTCTACAATACCTGCAGTTCTATTATCAATGCTAGACTGCAGGGACGAAGTGTCCTTCAACCCCTGAGCTACATTGAATCCATTTATAACACCACCTACACCATTAATAACAGAGCTAGCACCATTTAATAAATTACCAACAGCCGCAGACTGAGCTTGAGTTTTAGTCATAGAATCGCCTATATTGGTAGTTATTGTGTTTGGAGTTATTCCAGGACTAGGTAATTCTGTTGGTAGCTTATATAAGCCAGATGGTTTAGGTATATCAAATAGACCATATCCCCCATTGTTGATATAATCTATATATGGATTTTTCTTTGCCATTATTCAAAGTATTTAATCTTAAAACTCTTAATCAAGTTATTTGTCTTTTTATCACATAAACCTTTAAGTTTTACTTTAACCCAAGGGCTTCTGATTCTATCTATTTTATTCTTTCTATCTCTGGGTAATAAAGTGTTGTAAAACCTAAACTTCTTGATAGTAGCATTTGGTTTATATGAACTCTTCATTCCTTCTATACTACCATACTGATAATTGTTATATATTTCAAGAGAATCGAAAGGTATTAAATCCTTCTCTTCTGTATCTTCATCAAATACAAACTCAGCATTAGTAAATATTCTATCTACAGGATTTAAACTTGGATTTACTTTATATTCAATTTCCCAAGGTAAAACATTATCAAATCTTGTAGGATTAATAGAGTTAGGAATTACCACAACATCTCTATTAAAATACGAATAAATAAACGAATTTGTAGTATAGGTGAAATATGAATAAGGGTAAGTATAGAATGACTCAAAAGTACCTAACCCTTCATTATACACTAACTGACCACTACCACTATTAAAGAATACTCTGTGGTCAATAGAATACATACTACTAAAACCTCTAGAACTACTGAAGAAAGGAATAAGTGCAGAAGACATACCATTCATAATACCTAATGGTTGTAAACCTTGACTGTACTGATATAACTCCCTTTGTTCATCAGAATAGAAGTATAGGTAATCTAGTGATTTAATTATAGAACCTCTTAAACTACTACCAATAGAATCTGAAATATACTTATACCCATCAACCTTATAACCATTGGTAATTTCAATAGGAACACCGTCAGAAACAGGTATCTGAACTCTAGAGTTAAATGGTATTACACCAAATCCTCTTTCTTGTATAAATAGTACGTTATCTCTGAATGTAATTAGTTTAGTTAAATCTCCGTGAGAACCATCTAAATCAATCGTAGAAGCGAGAGAATAGTGAGTAAAGGTATCTATAGGTTCACCATTAGATTTAGCCTTAGACCACGTTACTTGATTTGGGAAGTTGTTTTGTAGCTTCCAATCTTCAAGTTTATGATAAATTAAGAAGTTATCTTTTTGTGAATATACATCATTGAATTTATTGAAGTTTGTTTCATTGATATTCTGGAATCTGTATATATCTAAATTCTTATCATATCTACCATAAACATTTACTCTTGTTTCTAGTGCTACAGATAATGCTTCAGTTACCTGATTATAGTCTGTATCTTTATAAGGAATTGTCTTTAAGCAATCATATACTTGGAAATAAGTATCACCACCATATAATGGAATCTCCAATGAACCACTATCATCTAATAGGTAAGCATCTGAAGCTACAGTCCAAGATAGGTCATTATATTGATGAGTCTTATTTTCATTTATAATATCAGCTATGAATAATACAGTTTCATTTGAATTGATATCTGCTATATGATAGTTAGCATCTTTACTAGTAACTACTGTATCTGCAGGTATTGTTGCTTCTGCATTATACTTCTCAACTAAATATTTATTTACGTAACCTATTAAACTCCTCTTATCAAACCAAGACATACTTGGTATAACAACTATCTTCTCTGAGCTAGTATTCTCTCCTTCTACAGCTAAAGCAAATGTAAGAGGATTGGCTTCAGAATCAAAAACATTATTTACTAGAGGTTTTTCTAATCTCTGTAGTTTATTCATCGATTCCTTCACAGCATTCATTAGATGTTGTTTTAGGAACTTATTTGTATACCTGTCTACTGAGTTTAGATAGATGTCTAGTACCATTGGCACTTTGATATTAGTACCAGCAAATGTAAATGAGTATGGAATATCATCATATCTGTTGAATACATTTCTCTCCATAAACTTATTAAATAACTCTCCCATACCATCTGTATCAATATGGATTTTCTGGTCAGAGTATTTAATTCTATTACTTGGGTCTGTATGAGCATAACCAAGAATATTCGTATTAGAAAGAGAATCTATCTGAGCTACCATATGTGGTAGAGATTTGTAAGTAACAGGAACACCTTTTGTGTTATAGTACTCTTTTCCTTCTCTTCTATATACAGGTAGATTATGAATATCTCCTCTAGTTATAGCTTCATCAAATCTAGTTTTAGGTACATAGTAATTACCAACAGATTTTGAATCACTAATATCATTTGTTACTACTGTATTTACAGTACCTTGATAGAACTTATCACCTATCTTGTATAGTTTCTCATCTACAGATTCAGTCTTAATCAAGTCAGTTAAAGTACCAGATATATCAATATCATAGGTAGTTCTACTTCTCTTATAGTTGTATAGAGTTTTAGTCTTTAGTAGATTCTTATCTGACTTCTTACTATAACCTTCAATATTACCAACTCTATTAAATGCAGAACCTATGGAATATAATGGATTGTATTCTACTGTAAGACCTGTAGGGAATGAACTTAAAGCATAAGGATAACCTATAGTAAAATCTCCCTTAGTAGTTTCAAATGAATCTATATCAGTTAATCTAGTATCATAACCAAAGAATCCTTCGTTGATTCTACATAGACCAACTAAATCAATACCTTTAGCATTATCTGTAGTTACTATTTCTTCAATCTCAGGAGTGTTTATTGTAACTATAGACCTATCAATACCGAATAGGTGGGTTAGATTAGAACCTCTGAAATCCTCATAATTTGATAAGTCTATATTTGGATTATCAATAAATAACTCTAATTCAGGAGTTAGGAAACTCTTCTTATCTTGAGTCCACATACCAACAGGTCTACCGTGTTCAAAAGGAATACCTTTATCACCTGTAAATTCTGGTCTAAAGAACCAAGAAGCTTGAACATAAGGAGAGTTGGTTAATCTATCTCTTAAGTTAAATACAGTAGGATTTAAAACACCTTGAGTAATAACTCTTCTTTCACTACCTTCTGGATAATGAATAAGTACTCTAGCCGCCTTTATATTCTCATCCTTGTTAGTATCAAATTGTAGAGAATAAACCTGAACATCAACATTACCATCTTTTACCACAGGTTTAACATTAGGTCTTATTGTAGTAATATCCGAATAACCTATAGGTTTACCCCAAGCATTTAACCATTGAATTACTACTGGGTATTCTTCATTATTTTTAAGGAATGTAATATCTCTTTGTGATAAGTCTAGCTGTTCTCTTCTAGAAATAGGTATGGTAACCTTTGAGTGCTTGTTTACAGTTATCTTGGTTTTATCATCCTTGATGGTAGGTAATTGGTAGTTACCTAAGAACATTGTGTTATCCTTTACAGTAACAGTCTTAGGTACGAAAAACTCAGCACCTAGATATAAAAGAATATCAGGGTCTATAGCTGCTACACCTCTGTTATTATCTGTATATTCAACTCTACCATTAACTACTTCAAGGTCTTCTACTATGTAAGCACTTGGTGTAGTATCTTTAGAAGTTCTGTGTAAAGAGTATATTCTTACATTATCATACTCAAGATTAGTTAGAGTTATATCGAATACATTAGTACAAGTTTCTTCTGGGGAACCAGCTCTTTTGTCTACAGGAGTAGAATAATAAATGGAAGAGCTTTTGAATATAGATGATTCTTTACCAAACTTATCAAAGTAAGTGAAGAAGTATTGCACTGTACCTGAATGGAAAGAACCATCAGCAAATCTCTTATCTATTGTTAGCTTTTCTCTGTAATGCAGGGTATGATTAATGTCAAATATTGTATCGTCCTTACCTATATAATCTTTATCCCAATCTACTTGTATAACTCTTAATGGATTCCTACCATCCACCCAGTAAACTTTAGAAAGAGAATCAGCTTCTTTATAATAAACCCCTTCAATATAACCATCCCTAAAGAAATTGAGGTTACCTTCAAATACAAGCTTTACTTCTCTTTTTCTTACTAAGTATATCCTATCTTTTATATCTGTAGTAAACAGTAACCCCATATCCTCAAAAGGGATTAACCCAATGATAGCTCCCTGAATTTGTGTTTCAGAAATATCATAAGTTAATCCTACATCTGTTACCAACATATTATTGGTAGAACTTTGAGTTATCTGTACATTAGTATTTCGGAATGAAAACTCAGACTCAGATTTTGATATATCTAAGTCTGGTTTCATACCTTTAATATTAAATGCTATTTCCTTTGGCTTCATTCTAAATTAACCTTTTTAAAGTTGTTGGAATGATGATAGTCTGAGTACCCGTGAATAATCCTACGAATAGTTTCCATTTGGTCAATGGTAGGTACTTTCTTTCTAGTAGTGTAATTCTTAACAGCCCAGCAATATTCCTGTTGAGCATTTTGAAGTATAGAAGGATGAAGTTTACCTAAATCAAATAGTACTGTTAAAGCCTGTTGTTTAACATAGGTTTCTAATACTCTCAAGAATGCTGGGTCATCTGATATTTTAGGGTAACCATCTTCATCTACAGGAATAGTAGTATAAAGTACTTCTACGTCATTATTCTCTGTACCCAAAATAAGTACATTGTTTTGTACCTTATATGTTAGAGAATTTCTATCATCATTATATCTATTTGCTGAAGAAATATAAGCTCTTTTACTTCTAGCATCTCTTACAGCCTGAACACTAACTGTATTCTCAGGCAATAATACTCTGTAATCTTTTGCTTCAAATACACCACAATTCTCCTCATATAATTCTGGTGTACCTACAACCCCCATACACTCTACCACATAATCTAAAATGTATTCCTCATTTAAATCTGATAATAGTGGGTGTCGTAGTATTTTATCTATTAATGTTTTTACGGGTACTAACATATTCTAATGCATCAAATGTATCATCCGTAGTAGCTAACTCATATATTCGTTTATTCACTGAAGTAGTAAACCTAAACCTCCATTTATTTTTAACGTGATAGCTACTAGTTTTTTTGATTAATAATATTTTGAAAACAGTTTTATATTCTGAATAGACTTTAACACCTAACCTTCTAGTTTCCTTCCAATTTATAGGTGGTAAACCAACAAGCTTATCACCAATAAATCTAGGCTTCATTGTTTTCTTTCTCAAGGCTAATGTACCTATTTGATAAGGTAATCTGACATCTTCTCCACCCAGAACTCTATCGGTAATAGCTTTATTTCTTTCTCTAACGATTCGGTGTATATCTGATTCGGAGATAAAGATACCTTCATCTTGTAACATCTGCCTAAGTCTCTTTCTATACAGAGCTTTTAATGTTAGGGAGTTGTTAATCCTTATCGTCATTAGACCTTCTATTATTTCTTAAAGACCTTGCTATTGCTTGAGCTAAAGAGTAAATATCAGGTAAATCGTCTCTACCATTATTAATACCATCCATAGGTCTGTAAGCAGCTTGCATTATATCATTTAATACAGCTTGAATTAAACTAACTATTAAACCTTGTTCTATAATAAATGGTGAATCCATTGGGTCTTGATAACATTGATTTCCATTATCTGAATTATTACTACAATTCATTTCAGCTGGAATCTCATCAACAAAAACACCTGATAATTCTATTCTCTTTAAGTATTGCAATTGACTGTTTTTCGACTTAATGTAAAGTTCTCTATTTGGCATTATGGTAAAGTACTTCAATCTTTTACCAAACTTACCTGAACCTGCATATTTAAACCTAGTGTTTTCTATTCTTTCTAGTCTATCCATACCAGCATAAGCTGTGATAGTACCTAGATAGTTAGGTATAGTTCTAGTACTCTTCAAAACAATTTCATCACAATCACTTTCTTTTGTTAAATCAATACAAATAGTTTGGAAGTTTGCTGGGTCTATTTTTGATAGGTCTTTAGCATACTTTTGACTTAGGAGGTAACCCTTGTATTTATTTAGTAGAAAGCTTATATGATTTTCGTTAAGAGAGAAGTCATCAGAAGTACCCTTAACTAGGTCTAAAATCAAATATATAATTTCTCTATAAGTAGTCATAATTATAAAATTAAAATCCTATATACAAAAGTAATGTTTTTTTACTTCGTATACAGGATTTTAAGTTTGAACTAATCTAACGCAACTCGCACGTTTTTAGCGTGGTCTACTCGTATTACACCATCTTCAGAAGACCTAGCTTTTAGTCTAGATTCAATTGGATTATCATTGATAAATTGTCTGTATGATGGGTAAGGAATTAAGCAATCACCGAAGATGTTTTCAAGGTATTTATATATAGCTTTATAGTCTTCCTCATTCATAAAAATATCACATAACATTTCCTGAATATGAGTAAGAATTAACATCTTCCTTTGTGTTTGTAATGAGGTGCTTCCAGTAGAATAAAGTTGCTTGAAGTAATTATCAATTACATCTAAAACAAAGTTATTATCCATTGCAACCACATTTCTTTTTAAAGTTTACACTACCTTTCTTATCTCTAAGTAGGTCAAAATACTCTTCAGCTTTAGCCGTATTACCACATTGTAATGCTAGGTCTAAAGCTTTCTTTTTTAGTATGAAATCAACAAACCCCATATTAATGTCTTTACTATCTTTAATATAGTTCATTGATTTATCATACAAATCTTTCACATAATAAGTATAAGCTGTATCTACCTTATTATCCATATTACAAGGAGTGCTGGGGTCTGGAATACCATCAACCTCTACCTCAATTATAAATAGATAATCATATAGATTAGGAATACCTAAATCTTTGTCCTTTAATTCTAGCCTGACTCTTTTTCTTTTTAAAGTAGTCACATCATTCTTATCAACTACCTCTTCTTTCTTAGGTACTACTCCGTGAAAAGCTTTACAAAAAGAATCTAAAACTTCAGGAACTTTAGTTACGTTGTACTCATACTTATATTCACCCTTTATATCAGATACCCTTATACTCTTTATAAACATATCCTTATAATAGCAAATATCTTCAATGGAAGTATCTATTATAAGCTTCTCTGGTTTAACCAGTAATTCATTAAAAACAACCATAACCTATAAATTAAAAATAGGGAGAAGAACAATTAAGTCTTCCCCCTATTATATTATTGAAACTTATCTTAGCATTCCTCAAGAGAAGGACCCTTCTTAGGAGCAGTAGGACTAACAATAGTAGTTTCCTTAGCACCCTTAAGCTTTTCTAGTAGTGTTTCAAGCTCTGCCTTCTTACCTGCAATAGTAATATCCTTTTCAGACTTGTAAGAAGTATTACCACTGTCAATGTGAGAATAGTGAATATCAAGAACATCATATTCCTGAGTTTCGTCTGCAACACCTAGAGAAGCACCAATATAGGTAGAGCAAGAAGGATAAAGGTTACCTCTTACACCAAGATAGAAGTATTCATCATCCTTAACTAGAATACCATCACCTACATAGTAGTCTGCATTAGTGTAATCTAGAGGAGCATTGACAATCTTAGGTCCTGTACCTTCAATAACGAAAGAATCAACATTTAGCATTATTCTGCGAACTCTGTTAAATTCATTCCAAGGCTCAGGCTTGTTCTCTATAACTACGATAGACTGAGGAACGATACTAGAATTTGCAAGAGATGCTAAAAGTTTTTTTGTTTCGTTACTAGCTTTAACTTCTGTTAGAGTACCTACATTTGTGGGGTCATCCGAAGCGGTAACGAAGATTCTGACAGAATTGAAAAGAGTCTTTTCAGCACCCTTAGCAAGATTGATAGCTACATCTACTACCTTATCAGGAGTAACCATACCTGTACCATCATCTTCGTAATGAGCTATAACCTGTAGAGGGTCAGATTCATTGAGATTCTTTATACCCGAAACCTTAAGATTAACACTGAACTTTTGCTCATGACCACCCTTTGGTAGAATTATCATCTTACCAGCAAGCTTTATTCTAAGGTCTTCCTTCTTAGATAGATTGATATACTCAATATTGCTAATAGGAATAAGGTCTGAACGAGTTACCCCACCGTGACCTCTATATTCAAAGTAGAGGTGATTCTTGGAGTCATTTACGAAAGCCTTCATCTCACCTAAGTCACCCTTAGTATCTAGGTGCTTATCGGCAGTGAAGCCATCAGCTATTTCAAATTTGTTAGCCACATAATAGTGTCTAACTTGTCTTGAAGTTTGTCCCATATTATTGTATTATATTTTTTAATTTAACCACACTTGTTTTGCTAGAATTACTGCTCTACTTAGTATATTTCTGTGTAACGATTCGTGTAATTCACATTCTTGAGGTGTACTATAACCTACCACAGGAAGTTCAGAGTCTTCTAATACAATAGGTCTAGGACATCTAATATACCTTATAAAGTATTTATCTGAAGTATTTATGTTCTTATCTGTTATAACCTCAATTAAATTATGACCTACATTTAATCTCAAGGCTTGTTTAGAAGGACCTGAAAAAGGATTCCTTAATAGCTTTAAGATTTTATCGTGAGTAGTAGGTAATACTTGAATTATCAAATCTGGGCAACCATCTACCTTTTTAAGTATATGCTCGTACAGAATATGTAATAAGTTTTCAGGCAGTTCGTATAAAATAGACGATGAACTAATAGTAGGAATACTATATGAAGACTTGCTTAAATACTTTTCAGCAGTAAGCTTAGATAGCTGTTCTTTCAGTAACTCAGTATCTTCTACTCCTTCAATTTTATTGCCTTGAACTATATCCAGTATTAAAGCTTCCTGAGCCTGAGTAAGAAAAACACTCTTTTCATACTCAGTAACTCCAGGAGCTTCATTGCTATTAATGTTATTATACAGAATATCGAACTCTCTACTAAAATCTATTAGATTCATTAATTCTGTCTATTTCTGCTTCTAACTTAAACTTGAGTTCACTATTCTCTGGCTTAGATAAGAAAATAGCAGCGTTTGTAATATCAGGGTCTTGTCCCTTGGGTGCTAGAGGTGTTCCATCAGACTTAAGGTAATAGAAACCACCTCTGTTGCTAAGAAGTTTAGCTTCGTGAGCCTTTCTTACAAGTACCTTATATATTAGGTATTCATCTTCTGCAACATCAATGAATCGTTTAGCATCCTTCTGAATAAGTTCATTGAGACGAGATTGGATAAACTCAATAGTAGTGTTACTATCAATGTTAGCAGTAGTAAGTATAGAAAGAATAGTCTTAAGTACTTCCTTGTTATCAAAGTTCTTATCAAGTAATCTGTAAGCCTTAGTAACAAGTGAAATCTTTCTAGCTTCTACCTTTGTTGCTTCCTGTTCGTCTTCAATTATAAATTCATATTCAGATTTAGGGTTTCTTTCGAATTCAGCTCTAGAAGGACAAACTTTACTCTTATTGGCTAAGAGAACCTTGTACTTAATATAGTCCTCTGGATTATCGAGCTTCAACCTAATACCTTCTGTGGTAAGCACGATTTTATAATTGTCCCAATAATTGTTTTCCTTCTTGAATACCGAAAGAGCATTGTTAGGAAGACCCATTATATATTCAAGGTAATCCTTTTCATCCTTGGTTAATACATTCACATAATGACCATTCTTTAGGAGTGGTACACAGAGATGAATATAAGCATTTGCAGACTTACCACCATAAAGAATATGATTCTTATTTTTTACTAGTGGTGTTTCTCTCTTTATAAATGAAACCTTTATAGTCTGATTGCTAAGACAGTTCTTAAGCTTGGGTATATTACTACCATAAATTGCCTGTCTGTTCTCTGTGTACATTTCGTTAGTATCCTCATCAATTACGGGTACTACATCCTCCATTATATCATTATCAAGTGAATCCACTTGTGCCATTTTCTTTGCCATAGTTCTTCTCAATTTTTATATATTATTATTCTAAAATAGATGGGATAAATGATACAGCTCTAGTTGGGTCATAAACAATAACACCAACATCTGCCATTCTGTGGATAGAAGCCGAGTCTTCATCGTGAGCAGACTGGATATAACCATTAACAGAATTGAACGAAGCTGTAACAGCAGCCCAAGGATTTCTAACACCGATAACTAAAGAACGAACTTCATCCTGTCCTTCAACTACAACCTTGTTAATGTTAGAATCTTCGTGCGAACCTAAATCGAAAATATCATAACGATAAGAGAAAGCATAACCACCATTGGGGTGAGTAATCTTATTTCTCTTGTCATCGTCATACATCTTGTCTACTTCAACCTTAAGTACGATACCGTTAGGCGCACGGAATTCAGTGAATTGGAAACCAGCAGCTAAGCTGTTCATATGCATCTTAGACTGAACCTTAGAGATAACTGCAGGGTTGTTGTTAGTTAGAACAGACCAACCAGAAGTAGTACCAAGTACAGCCTTGTGGAATTGAAGCGCACCAAATTCACCAGTCTTCATAACGAAGATTCTGTTATTAAGTTCCTTCTTATTTAGAGAAAGAGAAATAAGAGCTTCTTCTAACATCTCAAGAGAGAACTTGGAGTAGTAAACAGTGTTACCATAAGAAAGCTGTTCGAAGAGACCAGCACCTACCTTGATAGGATTACCAGACTTACCGAAGTCAGTATATTCACCATTTGCATTTCTATTAGAAGTAGAGAATGCCATAGCGTTATTCTTATATTCCTTGAACTTACGCTCTACTGCCCATTCTTCACGGTCCATCCACATATTGAATCTCTTGTTACCATTTGCAGGAGTAGAGATAACATAAGGAGTAGGCATCTTAACATTCTTCTTGTTACCAGCAACCTTGTGGTAAATTCTAACAGTAGTGAACTCATTTCTCATCGAGATAGGAGTAGAATGAGAAACACCACCAACCTTACGAGAAAGTTCTCTTTCAACAGGAGCATAAGCATACGAGAACTTTTCACCAGCTAGAAGACGTTCAGCAGGAATACCATCGTTACGACCATTCATAAGAGTTACCTTATAAACAGCAAGAGAACCTTCAAAACGAGGGTCAGCAAGAACACGCATAGGATAGGTTTCGTTTAGGTTACCCCAAAGTACTTCACCATCGTGGAACATATCTTCTTCAAATACTAGGTAGAAAGGTGCGCCATTACGACCTACGTTACCATAAGTAGAGTCAATCACGCTACCATCTTCATCTCTAGCTTCACGGAGAGGAATGTTACGTCTTTCTTCACCTTCTAAATCCCAAGTGTATTCATCTTCTGAGGGGATTTGTTTTACAGGGAAAGCGTTAAGGAAGTCCTCAAGAGTGCTACCATAACGACTGATTAAGGCTTCATTGATACGAAGACCAAGCTTAGCAGGAGTCTTGATACCAGCAGAAGTTAAATGTCTGTCAGTAGTTAAGCCAGACCAGGACTTCATTGCGCCTACAAAATAAGCATTTCTGTTTGTATTCATATTATAAAGTTATTTTTGTTGATTTACCTTTATTATTCTTTCCAACATATTGTAGACCACCTCTAGAGCTGGGAGAAATCTTTCCTTCTAATTCTGCAAGCTTAGACTTAACCTGCTTGTTGGCGGCACCTTTAAATAATTTATCGAAATCTTTAAAACCATTGGTTAGGGTAAACGCAACACTTATACCTCTAAGGTAACGAGCTTCATCTTCTCTTTGAGCTTTCTGCAGAGCAGTTTCAAATTCTCCTGTTTCAGGGTTGCGGTATCTTGCATTAGTAGCATCTATGAAAGCTTGCTTTCCAATCTTCTCAGAAACACCAATCTTTTCATAGAAATCTTTTTCTTCAAATACCTTTTGAATATTCTCAGCTCTTTCCTTTGTTTTACGGTCTTCTTCTTCCTTGAGTTTCTTTGCATTTTCTAGCTCATCTTTGAAAGCCTTATCATAGAATTCCAAGCTATCATTGTAAGCTTCAATTGCATCCTCAATATCATCACCTCTTTCAAAGGAACGTTCAACCTCTTTCAGTGCGCGTTCGTGGGATTTACCCATACGAATATATTGGTTGTAGATAAGACGCTTTCTTATGTCTTCATTTTCCTCAGCCTTTAAATCATCTTCAGATAAAGATTCTAGGTATTGAATTGTTCTTTCATATGAAGCAATCTTTGAAGGTTCTACATTGTAATTCAATGCTTCGAGAACTCTCTTTTGCTGTTCATCTAAAAGCGAATCAACCTGCTTCTTAAAGAGACTCTTTAAATCATCAGGATTATCTACTTCCTTAATATCATCTTCAGTTAAAGAAGATAAAACTCCGTCCTCTAACAAAGCGTTGGCAATGGAAGAGTAAAATTGAGAAGAACCTTCTTCGTTAGATTCGGGAGTTTCTTCTTCTGTATTTTGTTCTTCTTCATTATCACCTACGCTCTCTTGAGGTTCATTATCCTCATCGGTTTCTTCTAAAGAATCTAATTCGTTTATTTTAGAATCATCTTCTGATTTTTCTGGGTTTTCACCACCATTGTCGTCTATATCATCTAGCTCTATTTCGCCAGAATCAGGACCTTCTAAATTGTCCAGACTTTCAATCTCTTCTAATTCAAAATTAATATCCATTTTTTCTTCTCATTTAATTAATAAATTAATACTACAAATATACTGGAGAGACCTTATTTAAAAATCTAATTAAAGTTTTTGTAATCAGCTGATTGTTATCGTTGTAGTTTCACCTTTATTTTGTGCATCTTTTATTCTTGCAGTTAGGTTGTTCATATAGAATGTAGAGTTAGTTACTTTACCAACTGTTTTATTCTCACCAACTATAATGCAACCAGATGAACTATTTTGGTCCGAACCATTATGTATTAAGATACCTTCAAAGTAAGGAACATCTAACAATCTAGGAAGCTCTCTGTTAAACTTTGGAGAGTGATTTACAACCACCTTGAAAGTACCATAAGGAATAGCTGTTTGATGCATAACTTTTGTTAAACCATCATCAAACTTTCCATTCTTATTTAGGTCTATTACTTTATCCTCTATAGTATCACAGTAATAAGTACCATTTATGAAAAGTTTGCCGATAGTATAGTTAGGCTTTAGAGCTATTCTTTTTAACTCTAGTTTCATAATTCTTAGTAATTTTTTTGTTCATAGATTTCACTTCTACGGAAAGAGTATTTACAAGCTTGTGTAAACCTAAAATAGTAGTCTTTAATTCAGAGTTCTCTATAGTTAAAGATTCTATTCTGTCTTTTAGATTTTCATTCTCAAGAGTTAGCTTGTCAATCTTACTATTAAGGATATTCCTTTCTTCCCTGTTCTTCGCATTTTCAAGCTCTAAAGTATCGTTCTTAAGTTCAGAAGCTTGAAGGTCAGCAAGAATACCATCCTTCAGCTTAGTATATGCAGCAAGCCCGTCCTCCATATTCTTTATATAGTTGTTATCAACCTCTGCAGAATATTTCTTTTTCGTGAATACGAAAGTTACGAAAGAACCAACAGCCGTAGTAACAACGGTAACTAAACCGTTTAAAAGTATTTCATTCATTTTATTACCTCAATAAACTTATTCTGTGTTTCTTTGATGTAAGGGTTCTTCTCTTTTATTTCAACTTCCACAACGACATCTCTCTTCTGGAACCATCTAATGAAGAAACATTTCGATGGTTTTCTAAGTATCTTTTTACTATGTACTATGATATGTTTCTCACTAGTAAAACTAGGAGATACAACCAAAGTATTCGGATATTGCAAAGATAAATCTAACTGATACCAAGGGTCTCTAATAACTGTATCTACCTTAATGTCTTTTACAAAAATAGTATCACTCATTTGTATAGTGTCTACTCTTTGGGCTTGACTCTTAATGTAGTAAAGAGCTTTAATCTCCTTTTCTTTTACCTTTAACTCCTTGGCTGTATTCAACAATTCATTAGATATAGAATCATTGAGATAGGTAAGCTCCTTTATAGAGAAAGATAATAACCTATTGTTTGTAGTTATTGAATCTCTCTCTAATAAGGATGCTTCATAGTTAGATATGAATCTATCTCTATCAGCTTCAGCAGACTTGAGTTTTTTATACAAGCCTACTGAAGTGATGAGTAATCCGACAAATAAAAAGATTATTGCTAATCTTATTTTTGTCATATTATAAATCTTTTACAACATATATTGTATGTTCATCTCTTACCTCAAGAGCATCTAACTCGGCTTTAGTTAAAGACTTCACTTTCATAAGCTCCGAGATTTGCTTCTTAAGGTCTTTAACAGTTTCAGAAAGATTAATCTCATCCTCAACAGAATTTGAGCTTCTTATAACCTTCCAGTTCTCTTCTTTCTTTAACTCACAGCAAGTTATAGTAGATTTACCAACATATACATAAGTGGTAAATTCTTTGTTTATATCATCTACCACTGTTACATATAAACCTAAACGTCTAAAACCTTTAGGTACTCTACGCATAGTACAAGCAAATGATTCTTCCTTTCTAAGCCAAAGATGATTAGTAAGGAACATTACTTCACTAAGTCTTTTACCTGTATATTCATCTATGACATTACTAAGTAAGGTTAGAGGGTAGATATTTCTCACTTCCTCAGTACCATCACCTTTCTTGAAATACTTCTTAAGCTGATGTCTCTCACTCTTTATAGCCATTTTCTTACCTGCAGGGTGTCCATTCTGACACTGACAACTGCACTTATAATCACAACTCATATCTATTAAAAATTACCTGTTTCTACTATTCTAATGTAAACCTTTAAGTTATTCTCATAGGCTTTACCCTCGGGTACTGACCAATCTTCTGAGTAAATCTTTTTAGTATCTATTTGAACTTTACCTTTGAACATATAATAACCGACTTCTAAATCAGTTAAATCTATTTCAAAAGTAAGATTTAAACTTCCTACATAACCCTCTTTATTCAATAGCTTTACAATACCTCTACGTTCTGAACCTTCTGGATTATACTCTATAGCATCACGTTGTGTTTTATATAGGAAACCTATTGTACTATCTTTATTTATATAGTAGTCACGTCTAAATTCCTCATTACTATCTTCAAATCCTAAAAAGTCTTTTACTTCTGTAGTTAATTGAAGTTTCATACTATAAGGTTTACCCTCTTTATCTTTAGCATTTCTGAAAGCTGTCCTATCTATAGTAATGAAATCACCAGCTTCTTTATAAGCTTTAAGATAGTCTATTTCTCCGCTATGAATATTAAAATCTACACTCTTATCTAATGTTAAATCTGAATTGACGCAGTTAAAAAATAATTGAACCTTGTCTTCATATTCTTCAGATACTATCATAGAGTGTACGTGAGGAGTGGCAAATTGTTGGGTATTTCTAACATAAAACATTATAGGTCCTACATCTCTAGTGTAAGAATTAGATTCCTTAACCCAAACAGGCTCTGCATTATAAAACATTAAAGGTCTAAACCTCCATTCATCTAAAGCCTTTACTTGAGGACAGAATATATTACCAGCTTTCTTGTACTCATTATAAGTCATATCAAGACCTAAAGTTACATAAGGGTACATATCACTAGATACTTTCAAACTTTCACTTCTATACTCCTCTTTCCTACTTGTAGATGCAGTCTTATAAACTAATACTGCAAAACCTCTATTATCATAATCATCATACCCGTCTTTAAACCTATCATACTCTCTTGGATTACCATCCCAATCTACATAGTTAGGTTTATGCTTATTAGGTATAGTAAGTTTTCGTAGAAACTCCTTATCAGTTAAACCTTCATTTCCTTTACCGATATATATCTTCATATTAGTATAATTAATAGGTAGGAGAGTTTTACCCCTCCTACCTTGTTAATTTAATTATAGACGAGAAACTATAGTAATACCATTTTCTGGTAATGTTTCAGCCTTGTTAAACACTATGAAATCATATCTAGTACTAGATGTGGTATCTACAGTATAAGTATGACTTGCAACATTAGTATTAGAGTTATCGTTATGTACTAGAATATAACTAACATCATCTTTACCTAAGACAAAAGTTACTGGCAGTAAGTCATCAAATTCATAAAGAGTACCATTACTATTACTACCAACAGAAGTTAATTGCTGACCCTTTTGATAAATTCCTATTACTCCAGCAATATCTTTGATACCTATTCTTCTAGTATGAGATTCACCAAAGAATACAATTAAGTTTTCAAGTTCTGGTACTCTAGAATCCTTGACAACAAAAGCCTTGTTATTACCTACAGTCTTATATTCAAGATTTAGATTTTTTCCATAGCTGTTTTCATCAACGCTAAAGTAATCCAGTTCACCTACTAATTCTAAAGCTCTGCTACCATCAGATTTAATTCGGTAAACCTTAAGTGGTTTATCAGAATCTAGATAGAATTCATTTTCCTTCTCAATGAATGCATTTGACTCATCTTGGCGACGCGCATTTATTGTTCTAATCTTGGATTCTTTTATACCATTATCTTCAAGGAATCTAACTTTATAATCAGTATAAAGGGCAGCATTACCTGCACTAACTATATGACCTTCAACATCATCTGGAGAAATAACTATATTACTTAGATTTCTAGGTGCTGCTGGAGGAGTTACTGGTTGTACACCATAATCCTTAGAAGCGTTTCTAGATAAGTTGCTGTTATATTCTACAGTGTAAGTTTGATTCAAGTTAGTATCAGGATTCATTGCTACAGTAGACCACTTGTGGTTTGTAGCGTTGAAAGCATATTTAAATACTTCACTCTTGTTACCAAAGGTTGGGTTGTCGGAGATGTTTTCTTTATTACCATAAAGAACTACAGAAGAAGCTTGTTCCTGAACTTGTATAGCACCGCTCTTCATAGAACCATCAGACATTTCATCACCGAAGTATAGAACACCTGTATGATTCTTTGCCTTTAGGTTATCAGAAGTTACACTATCATATATAGCCTGTCTGTAACTAAATACATTCTTAGTCTTTATGAACTTTCTAGGACTGTAATCAGAATCAGACTTTCTGCCACCTACGGACATATAACTATAATTTATTCTATCACCATTAGGCTTTTGACCTGCCCATATATGATTTATAACGTTATAAGCATAAGGTTTTGCAGCATTACCATATTCTGTAAGGTTATCTACATTAGTTTCATTTTCTGTAGTACCATACTTCACTAGATATTCATTTCTATATGGTAGAGCCATAGTTGGTTCATAAGAACCATCAGACTTAAGCTTACCTATATAAAGACTATTAGTTGTCCAGTTATGGTTTATTGTAGCACCCTTAGCCTTAATCTTATCTAAAGTTACTTCATCATAAGAGTTTCTATTTAAGCTTAAAGCATAGTCATTAACTACTGTAGGACCAGTACTAAAGTCATTTGCAGGTCTTCTACCTTCAATGAAGCTAATAGTAGTGAAAGGATTAGTAGCCCAAGTTATAGTCTTAACATTATAAGCATACTTATTAGTGGCACTACCTGCAGCTGTTAAGCTATTAACATCAGTTGCATTTTCTGTGTTGCCATACTTAACTGATTCAGTAACAGTAGCTGGTAATTCCTTAATGAATTGGAATGAACCATCAGACATAACATTACCTACATATAACATAGCTTCGTGTCTACGTCTTACTAGTTCTTCAGGAGTAGCAGCTTGGTATGTATTTTTAGCAAAACTTAAAGCATTTGCTGTTACAACAGTTACAGGTGCAACATAGTCATATTCAGGTATTCTTTTTACTATCTTATGATACTCTATAACGTTAGTACCATCAACCCACCTAGCTAGTCTAGTTATATAGAAATACTTATATTCTGCACTCTTAGCTGAACGCAGATTACGTACGTCAGTTTCATTCTCTGTTCTACCATATAAGTTACCGTTACCTACAGCAGGTACAACATCCTTGATATACTGGAATGTACCATTAGACATTAAGTTACCTAAATATAGATTACTCTTATAATCTCTTGCTGAAGCCTTTGCAGAAGTTGCTTCATCAAAACTAGTCTTTGAGAAGCTATATACATTAGCTCTAGCTACTGTTACAGGTGCAACATAATCACTTTCTGGTTTCCTACCTACTATAGTATAATAAGTAATATCGTAAGGAGCAGGGTCGTTAGAATCAGGTTTAAAGTTAAAATGCCAATTATGTTTTACGATATTATAAGCATACTTATACAATTCATCCGCACTATTACTTGTATCATCTAATTCAGTCATATTATTCACTTTACTATAGAACACAAGATTTTCTGTAGTATGCGGTACAGTAGTTGCACTCTTTAGTATATTGTCTGAATACAAATCACCTTGATATAGATTACCTGTATACTTCTTAGCTGTTACATTTGCTTTTGTTGCTTCTACGAAACTATTTTCATTGTAAGAAATAACAGCTCTACGTAATCTTGTAGGAGGAGCTACAGGTTCTACATAGTCAGCACCAGGATTTCTATCTGCGACAGTACTATAAGTAAATACAGTATTCTGACCATCCTTCCAATAATGAGTTACCTGATTGTAAGCATACTTAAAGGTAGCATTCTTAGCACCAAATTGTGTATGCTCAGTATAAGCAGGTTGATTACCATAAACTACTTCACTAGTAGTAGAATGTACAAGAGACTTCTTAACTCTGAATGTACCATCGCTCATTACATCACCTTGATAAATATTACCAGAGTAGTTAGAATTCTCAAGGTTGTTTGTATCTAAAGCTGTATATCTATCATTTGTAGAACTATAGACATTTGCATTAACTACTGTAGGCTCAACTGGCTTAGGAGTTGGAGGGACAACAGGGTCAGGAGTAGGCTTAGGTGTTGGAGGGGGTGTTGGTACAACAGGCTTACCATCAATAGTTGTAACACTCTCCATCAACTTATAGCTACCATTAATTTTAACATCTATCTGGTCTCTATCAAAAGTTCTTATGATAACATTCTTACCAAGATTTAAAGTACCATTAGTAAATGAACCACCATATGTAAAATCTAAAACTGTGTTATCAGGAATATTGATTGTTCTACCTCCAAGGTCGTGATTAAATCTAATAGCATAGATAATCTTATCACCTGTTCTAGAGAAGCTATCATCAGTAAGAGGCTTTTCATTTCTTAGGTAAACAAAACCATATTTACTCTTAGAGTTATTAGGTCTTTCTGCAAATGAAAGTCTATTATCTATATCCCAAGTTAAATCATCTGGATTTAATTGGAATGAATTTTTAATATCCTTCTGAAGAGGTTCAAACTTCTCTTTTCTAATCTTATCTATCTTCTCGTTTATTCCATTAATGAATATATCTCTATCTGATATTCTTAAATAGGTATCACTGATAACATTACCTTCAGCATCCATAAGAGCCTTATCAGCAATAAACTCATCATACATCTCTAATTGCTCACCATTCTCTACAGAGAACACGGCATCAAACTTTGATACAATATCATTGAAGAGTCTCTTAGACTTTCTCCAAGTACCATTCTTTGAGCAAACATATAGAGTAGAGTTCTCTAGCGTATCACCAACAAAAGCGTGGTCGCCTACTTTAGGACTAGGGGCTGAAAGCTTTAGTTCCTGTTCGTTATTGAATAAACCCTTGAATGTAGCAGAACCAGAGTTAAACCATTCCCAGTTCGTGCTATCCTTAATTGTTTCAGGTAGTGTATTACCACCAACGAATCGCATTACTTCAGCAACACCTGAATCAGTATCAAAGTATGATACTACAGCACCAATCTTCTTACCTTGTGATGGCTTTAGCTTGGAGAACCAATCCATAGCCTTATCTAGTGTATTAATGTTTTTAGGAACATTAAGGAAGCCACAAGGGATTAGAGATAGTAAATCATTTACTGTAGCTAATACATTCAGGTTGTTCTGAATAATAGCAACTCTTTCTTCCCCCGTTAGAGGGGTAGAGTCACTGAAGTCAGTGTCCTTTACCCCATAAAACGATAGGAGACGATTCTTAAAATCTGAATTTCCCATTTAATTAATAAATTTAGTTATTTAACTTCTTGAGTTCTATTTCTCTTTTTTCCTTCCACTGCTTTTTCTTGAAGTCTAGCTCAGCATCAAACTGCCTATCCTTTTGTTCAAGTGTAAGCCTTTCTTCCTCAGAGAATGCATCATCGTCAGTTCTAAACACCATCTGATTGTGATTATTCTCAGCCTGTATAAGTGCAATCTTGAGCTTGGTCTCATTATTTCTCTGATTAATAGCATCCTGCAATTGCATTTCAAGTTGCTTGTGTTCAAGTTCCTTTTGTTGCATTTCTTGCTGCATTTGCATTTCCTGTTCGTGTCTTTGCTGTGCAGCCTGCTGCATCTCCATTTCATTTTGCTGAATCATATTAATCTTTTCAGCAATAGATGCAGAAGAGTAGAGCTTCATAATCGAAGAGAACGAAAGTGTTTGAGTTTGTAAGGCGGCTTGTGCTAATTGTTCAATCTTCATATTCAGATTGTTTGTAGCAGAAGAAGAATCTACAACTAAACCATAATCACATTCAGCGAACTCATCACCTGGAATCATCATCATTTGAATTGATGTATCAGGTAATATATTCTGGAATTTAGGATTAGTACCTCTAAGAGCTATCTTCGCAGTTTCTAGGAAACATTCTAATACTCGTTTCTTCAGATTATCGTGCGTAGAGAATAACCATTCAGTAATAGTAGATGACTGAAGGTTAGAACGTTCAACACCACCAACAGTTTCTCTGTTGTAAATCTGACCTTCTCTTTGTCTAGATATACCTGCTACTTCACCCATTTCAGCCTTAATAGATTCTAGTAACTGAATATGAGAAGCAATAGCACCAGATAAATCCATATCCACAGAGCCTGCCATATTGTTGTTTAACGCTCCAGAAAGCTTACCTAAAGAAGCGCCTCTATTACCTTCATTGAATGAATCAACTACTGCAATATGAGCAGTCTTTAGATAGTACATCCATTTATCTATATCCCAACTATCTGGTACTTTAGCAAGGTCTAATTGAATTACCTTACCTAAATTATCCTGTATAAGCTTATTTAATTTATCGTGAACAAGATTATACTGATAGTTGTAATACTTCATCATATCAACCATTGAATAAGGTGTATCTTCATTAATGCTGTAGATAGAACCTATAATACCAAAGTGACATTTTGAAGGGTTAGATAATCTGTTATATTGAATTTTTCTTGGTCGGATATTAACGTAAATATCCTTACCTATTAGAGTACCCTCCCAAGCTTCATTTACAACAATAAGCTTTTCAGTCTCACCATTGTCCTTATCAGCTTTATATTCTTCAGGCATAAGGTCTTCAACCATTTCACCTGTATCAGGGTCTATAGAAGTAATCTTTTTAAGTCTTCTTCTAGACTTCCAATATACTTGAAGTACTCTAATGTTGTTGTATTTATCGTAAGGTATAGACATTTCGCCGTCAAGTATAGGCTCTAGTGTACCATCAATAGATTCTACAGCAAGTGATGATAAGAAGTTATTTAAGTTCTCTTCATTATCATTAGTCTCTTTGTCTCTATTTTCTAGTTTTCTAATATCAGCCTGACTTAAATCATCATAGAACGTATCATACACCTTAGAGAGGGGCCAGTAATCTTCAATAACAATTACGTCAGAATCTTCCAGCCTAGGAGAGCTACCACCTTTAAAAGCTCTAACCTTAAGAGGATTTAATCTTTCTACTGTAGGTTCACCATTTATAATATCACATCTATAAATTTCTTCTCCTACAATAAGGGCATCCATAAAGCCTTGATTAAACATCAAAGGCATATCTAATTCTTTCACATAATGATTGAGTAAGAAGTTACCTCTTATCTCTCTCATATCTTGCCAAGATGCAAACTTCTTTGCTAACTCTTGGGCTTTCTGATTAAATTCCTCTTGGTCTTGAACTTCTTGTTGAAGGATAGCGAGCAGTGATTGTTGTACTGCATTTACCTTATCTTCCTCCATTTTAGAAATGGCAGTAGGGTTAGTGACGACTACTTGAAAGTCAAATGGTCTTCTTATTTCCTCACCTCTTAGAACATTAAGTTTAGAATTTATGATTGGATAGTGCTTAATGTTGTCTGGAATATAAGTGTCCTCTAAAGAGTAAGGATTAAGAAGGTCCATCATATCCTGCATATCAAGAGTACCATTCACTAAATCGTAATTAATCTTTTGGTCTCTAATATTTTTCCTAATCAAATCAGAATGGAGAAGAGATGCGTTTTCTGCCCATTTAACGCATTGCTCTTTCCACTCCTTATTTTTCTTTGATTCAGGTATGTTTTGAGGTGGAAAATGTAACTTCATATTTATATATAATTTGTT